CAAGAACTAGAAATCTGAATAGAACTTGACCAATAGCTTGAAGTCAAAGCATAGCTTGAAGAAATTGATGAACTTGCATAGCTCGCAGAAATTGCATTGGATATTGAACCTGTCCAAGACCCCGATAAAATTCTTTTTTGCCAATCTAATGTTATAGCCATAAATTTATTTCCTTTTATTTTATACGAATTATCCAGACAACTTCATAATAAGATGGAAGTATGCTTATGGTTGTATTATCTGTTGAACCGTTTGCACTGCAAGGACTTGACCCTGCGGCATTCTGATTAAATGTTATATTATGATAGTGTGTATTGGTATCACTTCCACCCGTTCCACCCGAAGTTGTTGAACCTCTTAAAAATCTTTGGGTTTGAGCACCAGAACCATTTAAGTTTGATATTGTTGATCCACTATAAGGACTTTGTGGGTCGGTAATTGTTTGACCATTACATTGAACAAAATTACTTGGTAAAGCAGGTGTTCCACTCAAATTTTGCAACCAAGCCACTACACAACCAACAGGAACATCTCCCAATGAACTTGATGCCCAAGAAGCACTTACAGATGAACCACCACCCGGAGCCCACGAAGCACTTAGAGCGTAACTTGAGGAAATTGATATATTTGACCAAGATGAACTAATAGATGAACTTGCCCAACTTGATGATGTTGCATTTGGATTATCTGTAAATGGAGCATAAGAAGCAGTTATAGCATAACTTGAACTAATAGAAGAAGAAGCCCAAGATGACGAATTACTTACATCGGGCATCGGAGCCCAAGAAGCAGTTATTGCATAACTTGACGAAATAGATGAAGATGCCCACGATGCACTTAAAGATTGGGAAGCGAATAAACTTGAAATTGATGAAGTAGCTAGATTTGCATTGGTGATATTACCAGTCCAAATTCCATCTGCTAACATATTATTTTGCCAATCTATTGATGGAACATAGAAAGTTTTACCAAATCCATTCGTTACATTTATCCATTGAAGTGAAGCCGGCAATTTAGAAGATGTCCAATTGATACCATCTGAGCTATATGATGAGGTTGCAGTATTGATTGTGACAGCTACAAATTTTCCATTTCCATAGGTAACACTACTCCAAAACAGTGAAGCAGGCATTCTGGAAGATGTCCAATTAATACCATCGGAACTATAAGAGGCAGTTAGAGAATTTCTTGCAACAGCTACATAAGTTCCATTACCATAAGTAACACTTTCCCAGAGACGTGAAAGAGGCATTGTAGAAGATGTCCAATTGATACCGTCATAACTGTAAGCTCCTGAAATAGAATTGTATGCAACTATAACAAATTTCCCATTTCCATACGTTATATTTTGCCAATTAAGAGAAGCAGGCATAGCAGAAGCAGTCCAATTTATACCATCAGAACTATAAGACCCCGTATTAGAACCTACAGCGACTGTTACAAATACTCCATTTCCGTAAGCCACACTCTGCCAATTAAGAGTAGCAGGCATTGAAGAAGATATCCAGTTAATTCCATCATAACTATAAGCTCCTACATTAGAATTATACGCAACTGCTACGAATGTTCCATTTCCATAAGTAATTCCATCCCATTGAAGAGAAGCAGGCATAGCAGAAGCAGTCCAATTTATACCGTCATAACTATATGAAGATGTAGAGCTGCTATTTGATACAGCTACAAATTTTTTGTTTCCATATGCAGCATATGACCAAATAAGCGGAGCGGGCATTATAGAAGCAGTCCAATTTATACCGTCATAACTATATGAAGATGTAAAAGTACTATTTGTAACTGATACAAACATCGATTGACTAGTGGCTAAACAAAGTAAACCATTACCAGAATCTATAGTTGAAGAAGATATATAACTACAACTTGTTACATTTGTTGGTGTTGGTGCCCAAGAAGCAGTTATAGCATAACTACTTGAAGTTGAATTGTTTGACCAACTTGAAGTTCCAGTCAAAGAACCTATTATAACACCATTTTGTATATTAGTAAGACCCCAAAGATTTAAAGATGCAGAAGGACCATTTCCAGCATTGGTTACTTGAGTAAATTGTAAAGAAAGATAACTCGGAAAAATACTACTACCAGTCCAATATCCAGACCCCGAAGATATGGAACCATAATTTTGATTATAAAACATATTTTGCTCAGCATTAAACTGAGCTTTTTTTACACTTGATAAGAACCAATCATTTTGAATACCAATATCAAAACCACTACAAAATTCATTATAATTATATGAATATTGATGGTAGGGAACTTGATAATATGGTCGTTGAGGATTTGCAATTGCATAAATACCTCCTGCGCAACTAACCATATGGCATCCCTCAATAACTATTTCTTGACGAACTGCATCCAATATTGCTGAACCCAAACTGAATACACTGCTTGATGGTGAATATGAAGTTCCAACTATATCACCACCACTACCAGTATTATACTGTCCAAATCCACCAAAATCACTATTAACAATTCTAGCATGGTCACAATTCAAATATAATCCTATTGCACCTCCTGAAAAAATACAATGATTTTCCACAATAAGTGCATTATCTCCACCTGCATCCGCCCACAAACAAATTAAAGAAGGTGGAATATTAGCAGGTACACCCAATTGTATAGAAGAACCAGCTACACGACCATTTTGTAAAGAATAAGAATTACCAAATGCACAATTATTAAATTCACATTGATTAAAACCAATAGCATAAACAACTGCACATTGTTGTTCCCAACACCAGAATCCGATATCATATGCACTAAAATTTACCCACGCATTATCATTTTGACCCGTAGTTCCAATAGTGATAAAAGCAGAAGCAGTATTAGGATTACTAGAACTAATTGCATTTGTACCTGTATAAATTATTTGAGTATTAAATTTTCCAGCACCTTCAATGACGTAATTAACAGGATAACCCGGTCCTCTAGTGCTATTTGGCAAAGTAATATTTGGAACAGAGAAAGAAATGGGGCTATTACAATTATATGTACCGGGAGCAAATACTAATTTACTCCCAACTGGAACACTACCACTCAACAAATCCATATTAGCAAAATTAATAGGGTCATTAATAGCGGCTTGAATCATTGGTGAACAATCACTACCGGAAAAAATTTTGAAACCACTGCTAGTTCCATTCATATCTACACAATACATTGGCTGTGGATATGCATAGAGATGTATAACAGGTTCAGTAGTAAAACCAGCAAAAGAAGCAGTATCAGCTATCAAAGCTACATCAGAAACTAATGATAATGATGAAATATTTGCATAAGAGGAAGATATAGCATTGAAAATTGTACCCTTCCAAAGACCATCTGATAATATTTGATTTTGCCAATCAATAGAAATATTGTTACTATTGTTATTACCATCATTATTTCCATAAACTACATTAAACCAACCAGACAAATTAACAGGCATCACGGAGGCAGTCCAATTGACACCATCATAACTATAAGCTGTATCTGGTGTATCTGCAATTGCTACAAATTTTCCATTTCCATAAGCTACACCAATCCAGAAAAGTCCAGAACCAGACAAAGGCATTGGAGTAGAGTACCAAGTAATTCCATCATAACTATATGCTGCAATATCACCACTATCTTCAACTGTCACAAATTTGCCATTCCCATAAATTACACTATTCCAACAATATATTCCGGGCATTACAGAAGCCGTCCAATGAATTCCGTCATAACTATAAGCTCCTGTATTAGAAGTGTTTGGAACTACTACAAATTTTCCATTTCCATAACATACATTAGTCCAATAAATGGGTGGAACTCCCGGCATTACAGAAGCCGTCCAATGAATTCCGTCATAACTATAACTCGATGTATTGGACCCATCATACGTAACTGCCACAAATTTATCATTTCCATAACACACAGAATACCATTCAAGAGAATCAGGCATTACAGAGGCTGACCAATTTATTCCATCTGAACTATAAGATGCAGTATTAACAAAATTATCTGCAACAGCTACATATTTACCATTTCCATAAGCTACACTAGCCCAATAAAGTGAAGAGCCACCGGGCATGATAGATGATGACCAATGAATACCGTCATAACTATAAGCTGATGCACTACCATTGGTATTATAATATGCAACGGCTACATATTTACCATTTCCATAAATTAAACCATCCCAACCAAAATCACCGGGCATTGTAACAACGTTCCAGTTAATACCATTTAAGCTATAAACTGCGGTATGAGAACCCTCTATGGTTGCTACAAATTTACCACTGCTATAAAGATAACTGTTACTTGAATCTATATTTGGAGTACTAATAAAAGAAGCTGATACGATTGAACCACTAAAATAACTCGCACTAATCGAAGATGATGCCCATGATGCAGATATAGCTGACGTTACTGAAGAAGTTATTGAAGAAGTAACATATGTCACTGAGGAAGTAGCAGCGTATGAAGCTGTTATTGCAAAGAAAGAATAAGAAGCAGTTTGATCTTGAGTAACAATGATATTACCAATTGAAGATGTCGGAATCCCCGCAATAACATATCCAAGACCATCTAAAAAATAAGTGGTAGAACCTGTATCAGCATATCGTTGGACTACATCTTGGTAAGATTTAGAAATATACTGATTGGTAAAATCACGACTAGGAAATTGCATATATAACCTATAATTATCTTAAGAAGTTATCTATTCCCTTTAAAATCACCCTAGCATGATAATTATATTCTGGATTAGCCTTGAAATATTCCTTTAAGATTTGAATAAATTCTTTTTGCTTTTTTTGGAAATTTCTCTTTTTTATACCAAACTGTTCACAAATTATTGCTATTTCTTTTTTTGGAATAAAAACATTAATGCCTTTTCTTTTTGATGGTGAGATAATATCAGATGGGGTTCCCTTTACATAATTTAAAATTGGATGTGTTTTAAGTTTAACAAGAGGTTTAAAAGATTGTTTTTGTTCATTGACCTTAACTTTTACAGATGTGTGTTCTTCAACTATAAAATCCGATTCCCAAGGCTTGAAATAAGTATCTTCCACAATCACTTCAAGATGCATATTACCACGGGTATTTTCATCTAATATTCCTTTTAACCGTTTAATAGGGATAATACATTTATCACCATTTAATTGACCATTGAATATCAAGTTTGGTCCAGTAGTTGATTCCACAATCAATCGTGTTATAGAATTTTTTAATGAGGCATTTTTAACATCTATCTCACACTCAAAGTTCTCATTTTTATCAGTGTATAATTTATATGACATTTTTTATTCCTTTAATTTAATATCAATATCAGAAACAGCTTTTACAACCAATTTAATATCATTAGCTGTCACCTTAAAATCTTTCTTCATTTTTTCTTCGTTATACTCAACTCCTTTTACTTTACAAATAAGTTTTATCAACCGCCTTCTTTTATTTTGCTTTTCTTGGTCTTCACCAGCTCTATACGGACTCCAAGGTTCTTCAAGCCACGGCTGAACCAATGTAGCTGCATCTACTCCCAGTGGATTGCCAGCTAAAATTTCAGCTACCAACAAACATTCTGACCATTCCCAATTGGCGTTTTTCCATAAAACGTCTGTAAATCCCCATATATAACAAATCTGGCTCATATTATAAATATATTATCCGTTAATCATACATTAAAATTAGATATTATTTTCCAAGATACTTTTTGACCCAAGGTGATAGAGGAAATCTATGAGGTTTTGATACTTTTATTATTTGTTCATCTGTGGCTTCTAATGGACTGATTGACCCTCTAAACATAATAAGATACTTATTTTGTCGTTTACCTACAATTATTGCTGGAAGATTATCAAACCCCAATGGAGAATTAGGTCCTGTTAATGGACCCTTCCCAGTTGTAAGAACAAAATCTCCCACTTTTAAATTTTCACCTTGAAATTCAGTTAATAATGATTTAAGTTTAATCATAATAGGTTATATTAAATGGTCCTTGTTTTGCCACATCACCGATTGCTTCAAATAAATTACTTCTTCTAGTCGCTAATATTTTTGTTTGTAAATATCTACGCAATGCTGCCAAGTGTTTACATAAGCCTTCACCATAATCATAAGCTGGTTTTGGTTTTCTATTAATACAACCGCTTAAACTGTCAGGTCCAATATCACTTGCACCTTTTTGAGTATCATTATAAGCAAATCTATACATGAAATCAGGACAACTACAATCAACTTTACACTCTAAATTCATAGCATCATCACTTCGTTCTACTCTACCTTTTAAGAATGTAATATGACCTTCAAATGGTTCATCAGTTACAGTGGTTTGTGGACTGGATTTATATCTGAAATTCCATTGTTCTAATCCCTCTTCAATACTAACAGGAATAGAGCGAACTCTTACATTTGCTGCACGTTCTTTTCTTTCAGGAGTTGTTAAAGCTAAAAGTTCTTTATAAGTCATTGTTTCTTTAAGAAATATTCCTTCCTGTAACAAATTTTCAATTCTTCCACTCGTATCATCTCTAATTGTGTCACAATTCTTTTCTATTGCAAAATTCTTCATTGCTTTTATTTTTTGTGGAGAAGGCGGAAATCCTTTTTTATAATTATATGTCAGAATATCACCATCAAAATAACCAACTTTGACAACTCTAACAAATCCCAATTCATACATTCTATTATAAACACCCACATCATCATAATCACCATAAGATAATTTTTTTCCCATATTCTCTAAATAATTTCTTGCCCAATTTGCATGTCCTTCCCACGGAACTCTTTGAAACTGTAAATTTGGTTCTAACCAATAATATTCATTCTCTTCTCTTTCGTTTAGAAGAATTTGTTGAACAATTTCTTTTAGAAGCAATTTTAATTCACTTCTTTTTATCAGTGTAGCATTCTCAAATACAATGAATTTTGGACGCCCAGCGCCAAATGTATTAATTAGTTTTTGATAAAGTAATTGTGGTATGTCATCTTCTGATGGCCTTCTATTACCAAATTTTCTAAGTTCATGTGCAGGAAAAACCACAGATATTGTATTCTTTTTAGCATCATACCAACCTCTAAAATAATTTTCTCTATCAATACCAAAGTTGATACCATGCGTTTGTCCTTTTTTGTAGCGCAATATGTCATTTTTATAAATCCAACACCAATTTTTCCACGAAATATCTTCACCATCTTCATCTGACTGTCCTATTGACCAATAAGAGAGAGCCAATGCTTCTTTTTCAGCATCTGACATATTATCATGATATGATTCCTTAAAAATAAAATCGGTCATATTGATATAAATATAAAAATTTTAAAGGTTAGTTGGAGTAGTTTTAACTATGGAATAATATACATCATTATTTTCACCATAATCATATACATCCTTTACTAAAATTCTTAAAATTTTCTCACCCGGTACATGCCATTTTCCATCAGGTGGACCAGCATGTTTTAACCCACCAAGACTGGTAGCTGCAAATACATTTCCCTTACTACTATGAAGTATAATCAACAACCCTTTTGATATTGGATGAAAAATTGAAAATTGAATTGAATAATCAATAGGTAAACTCTGTACTATTTTCCATAGTTCTTCTTCATCATCAGGTATTAACTTTTGTGGAGTTGGTTCACCAAACTGTTCTTTAAAAATACAATATACAATCTCTTTAATAAGTTGTTTAAGTTGACTTTGCTTCATATTCTAATATAAATATTCAATTTTTATTGAATAAATGCAAAAGAAAAGAGCCGAAGAAATTCGGCTCCTTTGTATTCAAATATTAAAATTATTCTGCATTCACTTGAATTACAAAATTATTCCATGATGATAACCCACCTATAGGATTATCACCATAAGTAGTAGCTTTCCAAAGTGCCCAACTAGCTTCATAACCAACAGTACGATTAGTAGTCCTAACAGTAACAATATTTTCATTAATATTCCAAAAGATTTGACCAGTACTGGCACCACCCACGGTTGCTGCGCCATTAATAGTGCTAATATCTAACAATGACCCTGATTGATAACCACTAGTCCCATCATTATTAATACACAAGATTCCTACTCCTGTTCTAAAAGGAATAAACGGTAACGAAATATTGTACATATATGGTCCACTTGCAAATGACGCAGTAGTTGTATATCTCAAAACAGAGGTTGGTGGTGCCCAAGATGATGACATAGATGAACTTGCCCAAGAACATGAAATCTGTTGTTGTGTTAATAACGTCCAAGATGAGCTTATAGCATAGCTTGAACTAATTGATTGATCTGCAAATGAAGCAGATGTTAAAACTAAAGATGCTGAAGTATCACATAAATGGATAGATAGATTTGTCATAATATTTTAACTGTTAAATATAACTTTATTGCACTATAAATATCTAAAAATAAAATATTATTTCAAATTTCTTTCTTTATTTTAACCTAAATTTTTTTTATTTATAGCCACAAATCTCATAGTACTTTTATGATTAAGTATATAATCTTTTAAATCAGTAAAAATTCTTTGCCTAAAAATATAACTTGGAAGAGAATTTTGGTCATACAAAAGACCTGTAGTATAAAAAATATAATCCTTTTGAGGTATATAATCACATAATTTTTCTATATTCCAACCAAGTTCTATACATTCATTTCTATGTGTTTCAATAAATAAATCTACAGCATCGTTTGATAATGTTTCTTGAGCTTTTTCAAGTATTGGTACTTCGTATCCCTCTACATCTATTTTTATTAAATTTGGTTTTATATTATTTGATTTAACAAAATTATCTAAGGTATCAATATTAACTTCATGTATTTTAGCATTTTCAGGATTACTATTAATCTCAGCATCAGACACTTTAAAGTTTGGGTCGTTTGTAAATCGTGCCATATTAGTATTGTGATAATAACATTTTCCAACATAATTATTTAACCCAATTGGATGTGTACTTAAATTCCAATTATTTAATTTAGCAGTATTTTGTAATCTCTCACAATGAGAACGAATAGGTTCTATTGAATAACATCGATGGTCTTTTACTAAAGAACAATATACCGAAGAAACTATTCCACAATATGTTCCAATATCAATAAAAACACTCGGAGAATTTTCTATACAATATAATTTAAAAGCTGTCATTTCAGAAACTATTTCTGGGTTTGAATTCCAGATAGATTCTGGTCCCACTTCAATACACTTATACCGTCTATGCCATTCATAAATATTATCGTCCATTTTCCATTCTACACCATGTACATTCGCTATTTTCATAATTTTTGATTTATATTCCATAGATATCAAAATTCTACAATAAAATCTAAACAAGAATGAAATAAAATTAAATAAATGCAAAAGAAAAGAGCCGTATTTCTACGGCTCCTTTTTTGTTTAATTGATTATCTGTTAAGATTATACCGTGTCCAAATCGGCAATGTAAATCTTGCCATAGAATTCAGGACGAACAATCTTCTTCGCGTAACGGGTCATTACACCACGTCTTGGCGTGAAGTTCACAGGGTCATACACTAACGGTGTCTGAACCAATGGAATGTATGGAGCATATACTGCACCAGTTTCCAAGAAGTTATTACCACGGAAGCCCATTAGAATGATATTATCAGTCATATATGGGTTCTTGTAAACTTGGAACCTTGAAGCAAATGAACCAACCCTTGAAACGCCCATAGCAAACTTTGCTTGGTCGCCATCGGTATTCACTACGAATCCCGGAATAGATTCAAGAACAGTTGCCACTGTTGGGGAGATAACCATGAAGTTAGCACCACCACGAAGCGTCAATTGGTGAATCCTGTTGGATACCTTTTGAATCTTGTTACCAAGAGTTTGGTACCATGTTGCCTTGGTGTAGTAACCACCAGTACCTGCCGTTGTTGTTTGAACGAATTGGTAAGTACCAGTTCCAGTAGGAACTATTTCCGTATTAAGCCTTGCACTCCAACGTTCAATATTGATAGGTAATACTGCGTTAATCAACATATCAAGAATTTCAAGGTCAATTTCCATTGAAACATATTCAGACAACAGAGCAGTCAATTCTGCTTCTGCGTCAATGCTATGATAAGCATTCAAGTCTTGAGCAAGTTCAGGAGTCCAGACAGCTTTCAACTTACGTGTCTTAGCTACGATTGGTTCGGAGTTAAGTTGCAAGTTTACTTCTGGAATACCGATATCCTTGTTAAGACCAGTATCAGTAGTTGACTTACCTGTTCCATAAACAAATCCCGTATCAGTACCAGTAGCATTAGCATTGTTTGGATTATCTTCGAAGTCACCACGGTCTTGTGGGCTTGGTTGAACTGTGTAATAAATATTACCAGTGAAGGAACCAGTAGCACCAGCCGAAGCTGATAAGACAAACTGGATTTCACCAACCTGAGCACCACCAGCATCGATACCAGTACCCACTACAAATTTTGTAAATGGTGGGAAATACATAGGACCGGAGCCGGCAGCACTACCTGATTGAAATGAAGCAGTTAGCCCTGCTGTAGATCCAGTAACAATGCTATATGGCATGAATGAACGAACAGCTAATGGGTCAAACGGATTACCTTGACTAGTCGTAGTACTATAAAAATTTGAAGTTTTAAAAGTAATAAGCTGATTGTTATTAAACGATGCTGAAATACTATTCAAAATTCCTTGTACTGAACCAGATGAGGCATATTGAGTATAATAATTAGCCAACCAGTCAATATCTTCCAATGTTGATGTAGCTGCACTAAATGTTACTGCAGTTGCAGCTTTTTGATTAATGGTGTAACCATATCGGCCTGCGCCGTATAGACCACCGCCGAATGTATCAGTAGAACCTAGTTTAGCACCAGTACCACCGAACAATGATTGATAATATGAACCTGATGTATCGGCAGGATTACCACCGTGAGGTGAGCCATACTTGAAATCCAAGTAGAACACAAGACCAGATGGGAGGTTCATAGGCTGAACGGATACGAATTCCTTCGCAGCAAATTCAGCAAATACACGTCTGACCAACGGGAGAGCTACGCCAGCCCACTGTTCAGAGTTTGCGGAAGTACCAGTAGCAGTTGCTTCTTCAATCAGTTGTTTAGCCTGATTTTCGAGCAAGACCGACATATTGGACTTCTCAATATCACTCTTAATACCATCAAGAAGACCGGTTTTATCCCACTTGGTCACAAGACCACGGGTTTCCTGCATCAAACGAGCTTGAGGATTGAGAGTGTTTGTTAACAATGATTTAATATTTTCCATATATTGTTTTTTCTCTATTTTTATTTTTTGCTCACTAGATTATTACTTCTTTTCAGGAGTAGTAGTCTTCGGTGTATCTTTGATTCCAGCGAGCTTCTTGAATCTAAGAGCCATCTCATTACCTTCAGTAATTAACTTGGAAGGTTTTGTTGATGACACCGGCTTTGATGCGAATCCTTCGGTAATTTGCTTAACTTGTCCCTTTTGCGAAACCGGTTTTACAACCGATTTTACAGAGTGGGTTTTTGTCATTTGCGTACCGAAATTCAAGGACTCCGCCAATAGGGCGTAGGCCAGCTTGACTTCACGAACACTTTTTGTTAGGTCAAATGATTCAACGATTTTCATACGATATGAATCGTCCAAAACACCTGCGAATTCTTTAAACAACTTGTTCGTGTAAAGTAGTTTAGCATTCAACAGATTGACCTCATTAATTTGTCCACGGAGGAATTCAATGGTTTTATAGGCTTCTTTCAAAGCAACCCTGTATTGAGATGCTTCTGCCATTGGTTTACCTGTTTCAGACCCACTACCAATGTTGCCTTTACCTTGAATATTATGATTTTTACCCGGTAGCTGTCTCTTACTAGCATCTGGACCGGGTGGATAACCCTTTACACCACCGGTTTTGTCCTGACCAGCAAGTTCTTTGGTTGGAAGACCTTGATTTTGTAAGGCTTCATCCATTTCTTCATACCCTTCTTCTTCCTCTTCTTCTTCGCCTTCTTCATTAAGAGCGGCGAGTAATTCATCTAGATTGATATTTTCTTCATCTTCTGCAGCTCCAACAGGTTCTTCAACCGGTTCTTCAGCAGGTTCTCTAACTGGTCGCCTACTTGCTCCACCAGCATCCATAGCTGTTGGGGGGACTGTATCAGCTCCCGGTTCAGCTTCTGGTTCCGGTTCAAGATTAATATCAACTTCACTACCCGGTTCTGCTTCAATATTGGCAGCAGGTTCTTCGTCACCAGTAACGGGTTCTCTTTCATCACCAGTAACAGGCGATGACACTCCACCACTATCTTCTGGTGCTGGTGTTAGTTCTGGAGCAGCAGGTTCTTCTTCCGTTCTACCTTCTTCTTCCTCTGCTACTTCATTTTCCAACTCTGCAATAATTTCATCTAAATCTTCCGAAGTTAGACCAGCTTCTTCAACCCTACCCTCATCTTCCTCCTCGCCCTCTTCTTCCCTTCTACCTTCATCTTCCTCTTCGGCAGTTTCATCCATTTTCTTCCTACCTTCATCTTCCTCTTCTTCTTCTTCGGCAGTTTCATTAACTTTCTTACCGAGTTTAGGAACGCCTGTTGGGCCTAATCCAGCTTGAACGGCTTTAAAATCCACATCACCGGCGCCACCTTTTGGTGTTTTGGGATTACCTTTAGAAACGGCTTTGGTTGCTGGTCCCTTAGCTTCTCCACCACTTCCATGAACCTGATTTGGAGCTTCTACTTCCTGTAGTCCCTCTTCTTGGTCTTCTTCTTCTTCGGATTCCTCTTTTAATTTGTCGGCAAACATTGCCTCAAAACGGGGAGCGAAGGCTTCTTCAAGAGCGGCTTTAGCATTGGCGAGAGCAGTGGCTCTTACTGCCTTAGCATCAGCAATCGCTTCTTTCAATAGTTCACTATTAATCATAAAATTGTTTTCTTTGTTTTCTGAAGTTATTTGAACTCCAATGAAGTTTACGTTTTTGAATACGTGGCAGCAAATAGAAATTACTGCATTTCTGTAATATAAATAGTATTATATTTTCTAAAATACAAAAAATTTTATTAAATAATAAAATTCTATTATGAAATGAAACTATATCTTACCTTAAAGAAACTGATATTTAACTAAAATTATGTAATATTTATTTATGTATGCCCAGCAAATCATTAAACCAACAAGAATTTTTTAAAAAAGTAAGACATGCAAAACATGACCCTGATTATGGAAGTGCATATGTTAGAAAAGTAGCAAATTCAATGAGTGACTCTGATATTGATGATTTTGCTAATTCTTTAGCTGAATTAAAAACCAAAAAAGCAGTATTGTCAATTCTTAAAGATATTCGTGAACCGATGTATCTTGATGAAGTAGGTGAAGAATCTACTTCAATTGACCCAGTATCAACCACATTTCATGTAAAAGAAGAATGGGCAACATATATAAAACCTTACATCGGTCAACCCTTTTCACCAAGAGAATTAGCTGCATTGGACAATTTCAAAGAAAAGAAACCAACCACTACTGCTAGAACCGAAATATGGTATAAAACTACAGACCCATTTGGAACCAGTCATGTTACCGTTATTAAGAAAATGAAAGATAGTGGTCAATTTTCTTTTACAGCTTTTCAAAAACATGACAGACCAATATCTGACGAAGAAAAAAAGAAAAAAGAACAAGAGAAACAAATGGCTACTGGTCTTGGCGGTACTGAAGCTGGATTAGGTAGCGCAGGCGGTCTTGGTGGACCACCAACATTTCCTCAAGGTGCAGTTCCTCCGGGTTCTCCAATTCCACCAGCCGCTGAACCTGAACAACAAGAAAAAGAAGAAGAAAAAGAAGATATCATCGTTACCAAATCTATTTTATTTAAAGATGATATTAAAGGCGCGGCTATTCTTGTAGAATTTCTAAAAAAATTAGACCTATAATATGATTAAACTTACAGAATTATTAAAACATATTGTTAGCGACGAACGTGATAAAGGATTAACTCCGGTTGATAATTGGAAAGCAACCGATGCTATGTATCTTGAAGATATGGGTTTTAAAAATGATGGTATGTTTTATTATGCTCTTAAAAGACCAGAAATGAGATTAAGCCATAAAAAAGGCACAGGTTTTATTATTGAAGATAGAACAAAAAAAGAAAAACGAACATTCCTAAAATTTAAAGACCTTGAAGAATATTTTGCTAATTATAAGCAAAAATGGGAAAACCGGCCCTATTTATAAGACATATGAATGGCGATTGGAGCCCAGCTGAAAAAGATCCACAACTTGATACTGATATCAAGAGATTAACGGGCATTGACAGAAAAAAAGCTATTATCGATAAAATTTGTCCTTTCTGTCATAAACCTGTAGATGTGAATAAATTTCGTGATGAACAAAGTAGAAAAGAATTTAGAATTAGTGGTCTTTGCCAAAACTGTCAAGATAAAATGTTTGGGAAAGAAGAAGAAACCGAAAATCTTATGAAAGAAAATTTAGAAGTACAAGAGTTTAGTCTAAAGAAAATTGTTGAAAATTTATCCAATATTCCCAGAGATGGTGGTGCTAGATTTGGTGATGAAGTTAAAAAACTTTCCCCACAACAAAAAAAAGAATTGATGGAGAAGGTTAGCAAATTCAACGAATATGGAAAAGTTTTACGATGTGAAACGGCTTTAATGGAAATGGCAAAAAATCTTTCTGAAATTGGTCAAATGGCAGAATCTTACGCTATGACCGAATCTGGTGATTATTTTCAAGCCGAAGTTGTCAAAAGAGATTTTAATGAAGTAAAAAAGATTACCAAAGATTTTTCAAAACGAGCCAAAGAATGTTACGGTGGTCTTCAGCAATTAAATGCTCTTTACGAAGATATGGGTAGAAAAATGGAAAGATATTTTGAAATACAATCCTTGGACGAAATTGCTTCTGCAATTCCACAACAAGAAATTTCAGCACCTGCTCCAAGAATAGGTGAAGTATCGGATGAAGAAGAAAGTCTTACCGAACAACACTTAAAAAAAAATTAAATGAAGTTGGAGAAACGACAAGAAGCGGCAGAACTCCATTAGATGTCAATCATATTGTAGATTTGTTGGAAAGTTTACCCACCCCCTCAGTTATTGTTTTCGTAGATGGCAATAAGGAAAATTACGCAATGTATCTTGACTCAAATTTTAGACATTTAAGAGGAATTCCATTCGTATCAGTATCAAAAACAATTAGTAATGTTAGTGGTCCTCAAGGAAAATTTCTTCCATCATACTATTATAATGATTTTAGAGATAAAATGAAAGTTGTTAAATCAGTAAAAGATATCGCTGATAACATACACGATTATACTTTTGGTGATTACTTGGAATTTAATAATGTAGATTTAAAAAGAAGGAGATTAAAATCCACAGACCCCCATAAAATAGGAGACGACCTGTTTACAGCTCAAGAAAAACTTATATTACTTCAGCGTTATACTGAAAGTCTTACATACAGAATTTTTAACGCTTACAAATATGAATATAATGTATCTAAACTTAGCCAAGGCCCTACACCAATTGCACCTGTTCCAACAGTTCCTCTAAGCAAGATAATAAAACCTTGGGTTGTTAAAAAACCAAAAGAAGGATAATATCTACTTAATTTGTAGTATTATTTACATCCTCAGTTTTACACACTTCAATATAACGTTTCATCCAACGCATAAAATAGATTGCTTTATCTTCGGCAAGGAATGTAGCACGACCTGTAGTGGCTTCTTGAAGAGAAATTGGAAATAAAAATCCATCTTGGTGTTGATACCAAAATTCATTATCCCTGAAATAAACAAATCTTACAACCTTATTATCTCTCACCAAATCAATAAGTTTTACTGTTTTGGGATCAACATATTTAACATTTTTCATAATTGTGATTTATAGGCAATTTAGTTCCTCTAACATGTACGGCATGTCTGTGGTAATACATTTCTGAACTTCCAAAGGTTCCTTTCCAAATAAACGGAGAATCTTCCAATGATATTCTATGAACGTAATGATATTTCTGATCTTTCATCCATTTTAAAATCATAGGTTTAAAAATATCTTTTTTACTAAAATAATCAAACACACTTTCAATACCTCTCCACCTGCCGGCATCAAGGTCATAAGTTTTTGTGTATCCTACACCACAATATCTGGCTGTTTTACAAATCATTGGTAATACATTAGGAACAGTTCCATCAATATACGATTTCATTATAGGATGGGTGGGGTCATCAAATTGATGAATAAATGTTGGATATTCTACAAAAATAAACCCCGCTTCTTCAATTTCTTCCGGTGTCCACAAATCATTCGGTAAATGATAAGCACCCGGATAATGATGACTTAATTTTAATCTATCATTCATTTTTTATAAACTTTCCTATATTACTTTTTATAAAAATTTCTTCTTTACTATTCCATGCAAATATCCAACAATTATCTTTATTATCTGATTTACAAAAAAATATAGGGGCACCTTCATCACATCCACCGCCTTCATCAAAAATCACAAGTCTCTCCTTTTTTCCCCTGTCATTAATATTACATTCACGTTCTCCCAAGCAGACAAGAAACATATCCTTTAAAGGTCGCATGGAATTATCAGATTTAAATTTGATGGATAAATTTTCCCACTGTAATACAAGTCGCTTATTTGTCATAGTTTATCCACGTCGAATTCTTGGTGAACAAATTGGGTAGCGCTCTATAACTTCTCCCAGTTTTTCATAATAGCAATCATCACAACAAACACCCTTTGGGCATTTGTTTCTACCGGTGATAAAACCTTGTAATGGAACTTTGCAATACGCACAATAATCCCTATGTTTTTCATAAAATTCATCCAATATGTGTGGATTTTCAATCAATTTTTTAAGTGGAATTGCCATACTTTAATAATTACTTTGACTTAAACCCAAAAGCTAACCAAGGTTTTAGTTCTTTACCTTTTGGTGATTTTCTTTTTCTTTCCAAAGTATTCAAAACCATATTAACAATTTCATCGGCTAAAACTCTTGACGACCAAGGTTCGTTCTTAGAAGTTATATCTATAATAATTTTTTCAGCTGCTATTTGAAATGTAAATCTTTGTTTTGGTGTAATTTTCATAATCACATGTAAAATTTATTTTCAAGAGGTTGTCCATCTGATATCCTGCCTACACCGATAGGTTCAGGATTACAGGAAGGTTGAACAAAAATAACATTTGAATTTTTATTATGATACCCCTCATACAATTTATGATAAAGTTCATTAATCTTTTCATAATTCACAGTCTTTGGAAGAGTTGTAGTTTTATAAGCTTCATCTAATTTTACTTGCATGGAATTTGCAAATTCAATAACCTGTTCATAAGACCATGAACCATTTTTAATAGCTAAGATTTCCTCACGGTCAGGACGTTTGACAATAACCTTGCGGTCATTCAAGATTTCCAAACCCATTCGCATTAACCTAACAAGATGTGAAGCATGTTTGGTATCGTAACCCGATTTAACTTCAAGTTCATGTCTTGCTGGATTACGATTCTTTCTCCAATTAAGCCAAGAATTGTAGGCTTCTATTTCCTTTTTGTAAAGTCGTTCTCTCTGTAAAATATCAATTACTTCTTCCTTCAAGTTGTATTCCTTGGACAAACGTTCAATGACACCAGCCTCATACATTTGAGGCCAATTACCTTCATTAACGTCCACTTCTGAAACATTAAGAATTAATTCCCAAATGGTTGACTTTAATTCGTCGCGTTCCATTTCACTTAATGGAAACTGTGATAGATTCCATCGTTCAACTTCGGATTTGATTAAACCAAAGATTTCACTCATTTGTCTTGGGCGTTCTTCGGGCAAACCAAAATCTTTTCTTTTTGGTTCTGTCAATTCACCACGAACAATCCATTTGCGGTGTCGTTCAATTTTCGCTAATTGACTATATGCATATCCCGAAAATGTAAATTTAGCTTTGGATGACAAGAATAAATCTCTACTATCCATCAATTCATCCATTGGTGATTTAAAAACAAAATGGTTACTGGGGTCGGTCCACAATAGTTCAATAATATTGGGATTTACATTAGCAGCCAAAATCATGAACTTTTTCAAAGAGTAAAGAGTGGACTCAAATTTTGGATTTTTTGGATTTTTCAAATGCTCCAAAAATGATTCAATAGATTTATCATTTTCTGCCTGCTCAAAGCGATGAAATAGATTATTTTCTATTTCTTTAGGCGGAATTACAATACCTTTTACATCAACATCGGACAATTCATTATTCAAGCCATAAGCCTGTGAACCGTGGAGAGTTATGTAAATAGTATTTGGAACAAGCCAATTCAAATTCATATAGATAGTTTATCAGAGAAAGCATAAATGTCAAGCGTTCTTAAGAATCACTTCCCTAAGATTGTCCAAGAGTTCTATGTAAAAAATTATTTTTAAATAATGACCATCATTTCCATACCAGTTTATATCCAATGGATAACACAATCCTCTATGAAAATGATATTTTAACATTCTCTTAAAAATTTTATTATATTTTTCCATTAGACAATATTTTCGTGTAATTCCTTTTTATGATTTTTCAATAAACGAATTTTCGCTTTCTGTTTCCATTGGTCTGCTTGTAATTGCCATAATAACTGTAATTCATAATCAGATGCATTCCAATAATCATCAAGTTCTCTAATTCGTCTTTTCAATGCATGTAATACAAGTTTTTCATGAACATATTTACCATTGATAAACCGACAATATTCACAATCACATTCCTTCCGCCAGCATTGGTGTGTATGGCGATTTCGTAAAATTAAAAACAAACGCTCGATGGTATCACCCAATCGAGCGTCTGCTTCTTTTTGAATTCTATTAATTATTTGTTGAGGCGTCATCAGGTTTGGTTTCTGCTGTTGGCTGAGCGCCGCCCTTTACCAATTCATACAATTTACCCCATTCACCTTTTTCAGTAGCATTTACTACTGTGTTTTCAATCTTGGTTAGTTTTTCATCCAATTTCTTCTTGGCTTCAAATGCTTTTGGAGAAAATGTTTCATTTCTACTACCATCAGCGTTTATAGCTACTTGGTCTGGTTTAGAAGCCTTGCGAGCTTCACGGAGAGTTTCTTCCGATAACTTAATGGCTGCAGCAAGAGCATCAGCTCGTTTAATTACTTCAGCATTAACTAATTTCTCCACAACTGTATTAACTACTTTATCAGAACCGAATTTTTCAATTTGTTCTGCCACTGCTATGTTTATTGATTTTGGTGTCATAATTATAAAGAAAATATCACACTTTATTACAAAAGTCAATTATTTAATTTCTTTAAACGGCGGCGGACACAACATATCAACAAATTTCATTACCTTTTTATAAACTTCATCCTCTTTAGTAAAGCAATATTTTTTGGTTGCAACTTCATCAATCCAATTTCGTAAGTCGGTTCCAAATTCCTCACTTCTTGCTTTAATATCACAGCAAAATTCTGCCAAATATACATCAGGCATTTCTTTAATGCCACCCGGCCAAGCTTCGGGGTGATGTTTATTTGTAGAATTATGATGATGAATTGCCAATTTCATTTTCAATTTAGCAACATCTTCTACAGGATTTCCAAGAGAAAGATATTCCCACTCTATACCAAAAAATTTAGATGCATCGTGTACCATTCCATTAGCAACCAAATTTCTAGCTAATTCCACTTCACCCAAAGCCAATAATTTTTCTGCTAATATTACGCAATTATCTTCCACATTGCGAATATGTCTCGCAATTAGGCGAATTTTTTCCATCGTTTTTTCAGCTTCCTTGCGGAGCCGTTCGGTTCTTTTCATCTTGTAACTCTTTTCTTATTTCCATCCAAAGAATACCCAATCTGTTTTTTCCAGAACCATCACCACCATCAGCCCAATATCTATCCTTGAAACTATGTTCAACAATTTCTGCATCTCCAGTAGAAAGTAAAAGCTCCTTAATTTTAGGATATTGTGCAATTTTAGCTAATAAAGCATCTTTCATAATGCTTTCTTTGACTTGTTCCCAATCAACTCTTAAAGGACGATTCCTGTCACGTCCTATTTCAGCAGCCGCTCGCGGGCCTTTGGCAAGCCTTACATCTTCTTCGTGTTCAGTTCCAGCGAATTTCTGTGATTGGAAATAATGCTCTGTAGTAGGCCACACTTTACCTTTCAAAACAATTGGATGTCTTGAAAAATTGGAAAAATCTCCATAAGGTTCTGCTATTCTATAGAATTCAATTTTCATAATAAAAATATAATACCACAAAATTCGCGGATTGTCAATGAAAAGATAAATCTTATCCATTTAACGGCAATTAATGTTAAACTGAATATTTTGAATATATTAAGAAGGATTCTTTGAACTAACAGGAGGTAGATAACGTTTAACAAACGGTTGTAATTTTTGAGTAAGGTCCACATTTCTTGCAGTATATTTACCAGCTAAATCCCAAGGACTCATACCTTTTTCTGATGGTAATGGTTCGTTTGGATTGGGCATATCAATATGACCCGGTTTTATTATTTGACCCCATATTTGTTTAGCCTTTTCTGCTGTTCGTTGAGCTGGTGGTACTTGATTCCACATTTGTCTAGCCGTCATTACAATTTGTTGTCCAGCAGGTGTTTGACTCCAATGTTGAGCGGTTTTTGTTCCAAAAGGAGTATGCAATCCAGCATATCCAACCAAAGCGGCGCTTGCTAATGCTTTCCATTTATTACTAATTTCATCTTGTCGAAATTGTTCAGAATAAATTTCTCTGACAATTTCTTTAATAATAAATTTTAATTCTGACCTATTTACTTTCTCTTGTAACATTGAACTAGTTGGTTCGTATTTCCACACTGCTGTATTCCAATGCCCTAATAATTTGCGAAAATCATTTTCATTATAACAACATATTTGTCTTGGAAATTTTTTCTTTGTAGGAACATGTTCTTCTGTGTAGGGGAAAATTTTCATACCCGGAGGACACTTTTCTTTTTTTAGGTCAATATGACAATATGTTACACCATATTCTTTATAATATTTTGGTTCCTTTTTTGTTATAGGGTGTGAAATCCATCTATCATCTGCACCTGCCCATCCTTGAGCTTCTTGTAATTTTCTGTATTCTTCCCATATTCCTGCCCCACCTTCATCCTCTATCATTTCCCTAGCAGTTTCTATAGCTTGACGAATAGCAGCTTCATAATTATTCTCCTTTAACACTTCTTCTATTGCATCCAATCCATTTGCAAATATAGCAGTATCAGCTAAATCTGCTGATAATAATCCAAGTCTTCTTTCTAAAACGGTATCTATTAATTTTACACCAGTTTGTCTATCTCCGACTTCTTTTCGCCATTTTTCAATTGTAGCAACACTTTTTGGAGATATTGCTTCATTCAAATCATTTTCAAAAAATTTTGGTTTTTCTAATGGATTTTGTTTTTTATGTTTAATATCCCAAGAATGTTCAGCCCATGCACCACAATTTAAACATTGATATCCTTTTTTTCCTTTCCATGTAATATCATTAGCAGTACAATTACGAGATAACCCATTTTCAAGTAATTTTGCCTGCTTTATAATTTCTGAAATTATCAATTTTAATTGTGATTTCTTCATCTATTATTACTTTAATTTGAAAGTATTTCCACTAACATTTTCAAATATAGGATATTTTGATTCTTCTTCAACGTTTTTTGTAGTTATAAGGTCTTGTAAAATAACTTTAATCTTTTCAAGCAACCGTATAGCATCTTGATGTGACAATGTTCGTGGATTATAGCCAATGTTATCCAAAATAGTTTGAATAGTTTCTTTAGCTCTCCCCGGTACTGAAACAGTGGATTTAAATCCTAATGGCGCTGAAGTACTAGACTTAGTTGGTTTTGCTATTATTTCATGTATTTTATTTTTCATATAATTATTCAATTTCAGTTAAAATATCTCTTACAATATTCTCAACCCTTTCCCATTTTTGGGTAATTGGATTTTGAATAGTGGTTTTAACACCTTCCTGAAGAGTACCCGATGGAAACATGAAGGCGCCCCTTGTACTAGGATTTGATACAAAATCAAACGCTATAAGTTCAAAATCATCTTGAACCACATCTGCATCTTCATTTATACTTTTATTGACTGTTCCCAATCCACGACTGGAAATTCCAAGTCGAATATTGGCTTTAAATAATTCCTTTAAAATATTTCCATTTGGAGTAGGTAAAACTTCAACAGTTCCCATAAGGTCATCACCTTCCCAATGTAATTCTACAACATTATGAGACACATTTTGTAAGTTTACAACTGAGCTTTCTGGATGGTCAAGTTCTCCCAATGCTCTTCTTTCTTTTACAAAGTTTTCCTCATATTTTTTTGATTCACGAAAAAGTACATCTTTCTTATATAGCCTACCGTTTTGATTTTTTATATTTGCTCGTTGTAAAATACCCTTGACAACCAATCGTCTTCCATCAGTACGAATAGCTTCTTCAAAGAGATTATCTTTGATAAATTCAAAGGTTATACAATCAACTAATAATTGTTTAGTATTCATATTAAACGTTCCATCCTATCTCTTTAACATATTCCAAGAGATAATATCTACCATTTTTAACTATATCAACCGAACCTTTCGAATATTGGCCATAATACGTTTGTCGTCTCATAGCATCAATTGCAGCCAATTTTATATCTCTGTTATCTATATTATTTATCATATGATTTTCAGGAATCAATAACTGGTACTTGATTTTGGTAGTATTTACATTTTCAGCTAATATTTTTGATGTTTTCTTTATATAAGGAAGAAAATTAACTTTTCCATTTTCATCTTTTATACTATCAGACATAAATTCTACAAGAAATATATTTAAATCTTTTTGAATCCATTCAGCTACAGGTGGAAGTTTCTTTTTCTTTTTACGATGTGGAATCTCCGGTTCTGGTTCTGCCAGCGATGGCTCTGCTGGAGCTGGTGCTTGTTTTGGCACCGTTTGTTGTGGAGCCATTGGTGCTGGCTCTTGAGTAGGAACCATTGGAACAGCCTGTGGTGGTTGTTCTTCTGGTGAGGGTGCTGATGGAGATGCTACATTTGGTTCTTCTTCATCACCAGCTTTTGGTGGTTGTTCCGCTGGTTGTTCTTGTGGTGGAACTTCTGGACCTGCTATTGGTTTTTCTTCTGCACCCGGAGCAGGTTGAGAACCTTCACTTTCAATTTTAATATTTATACCCGGAGTTAAAAAGTATTTCTTATCATTTTGGTCGGTTGCTATCACCACATAATCCTTATACCAAAATTCTACACTAATTTTCTTAATATTTTCTATAGTGTAATCGGTTTTTGGTTGTCCATAACCGCGTGAAGCATTAGCAACAACAGTTTTGTTCAAAAGTCTTTTGTTCATTTTATCCAAAAGAACCTTCTTAGCATCAGATTCAGCCTTGTTCTTTTTATCCTCAAATGCCCTAAAATCACGAGTGAAATCATATTCCGATGGGTCTTCCGGTTCAGGTGATGTTTCTGCAGGTGGAGGGGTTGGTGGTACCTCTTCTGCCGCAGCACCGCCTGCGCTCATACCTGCGGGAAGAACAGGAGCAGGCACAGGAGTAGCCGGGCTTGCCATTGGTGGCTGTGGAGCCTGTTCAGTTAAATTCAACAAATTTCTTAATTTAATTTTCTTACTCATATTACTTCACCTTCTCTAAAATACTTTCTACTACTTTAAATCCTAACTTTTTAGTTACATCTAATGCTCTTTGACTACCACTTTTCTTTTTAGAAAATGCAAATGGTGTAGCATATCCAGCTATAGCACCCGTTGCTGTCATTTCCTGAATATTTTCTTCTTCCTCTGGAGGAAAATTTCTAACTGTTTTAAGAGTTGGTACAAATTTCTCTTGCTCTTCATCCCATACTTCAAAAGGATTATTTATACCATGAAATCTTATAAATTTTCTTTCCCATCTTGGTGGCCCCAAAATAATTTCAAACACAATATCAGTAGGAGTAATTTTATATAATACTTTAATATTTTCAATATTTCCTACAGGGACCTTAAAAAATCTAGAAGCTGCATTTCTTACTTTTTTAATTATAGAATAATCCATTCCTAACCTATGGAGTCCTGACCTATGTATTTCTTCTAATTTTTTTCTCGATTCCAATTCTCTTGCTTTTAAATATTTTTTTAAATCTCCCACGGTTTTTACTGTACCACCCTTTATTTCATTCATAATTTGATTTTTAACAAATTCAATATCTGCATCTTTTAGTCTTGGATTATGTGCTTTTATCAAATCAAGCATCATATTTATGTTATCTTGTGTTATCTCTATTTTCTCCCACTCACCACCACCAGCGTAAATGTTAGAACCACGGTTAATTATACGGTTTAATAACATATAAATAAAAGCAATACCCCCTACTGCGGCAGCCGTAGTCAAACCTACACCAATTTCAGAAAGACCAGAAATTCTTTTTGACCTAACACCACTTTCCATATCATCTTGATACTTTCCATCAGGACCGATTTTTTCTCTTATTTTCTTTTTAAACACATATGGAGTAGCATATCCACCAACTGCACCCATTTGTTCCTCATAATCTTCTGGTTCAATCGGTTCATCCACATCTGCTTGAGTATATGGTCTAAGAATTTCTGGACGATATTTTGATAGTTTCTGCTTTCTACATTTATCACACGCTCTTACCAAAGGAATACCCTGACCATCACGTTCCCATTTACTAGGTAATCCACTACCACAGTCGCATGTTCTTTCCTCATTTTCTTCTGCAACGTTCACAGCTTTCATTGTGCCACCAAGACCCACATCAGCTGCTAAGTCGGCTCTCGTAGTCATTTTTTCATGAATAATAGGAGTAGCAGATACTTTTCCATTTACAGAACCATCTGGTCCAATTATTACTTCATCACTGGCAAATCTACCACCCGATTTAGTCATAATAACATTTATAGTTCTGTCACTTATAGGCGACGTAGATTTTATATGATACCCTCTCCTTTCAAAATGATTAACTGCTCTTGTTTGTGATGATGTTTGTTTACTCAATTCATGTAAAGAAACTCCACGTTCAGAACCTCCAGCGCCACCACCAACAAAACTAAGATATTTACTAAGATTTATATGTGGCTCATTAATACTTCCATCTGGTTTTATATTTGCAACTCTTGTTACTGGACTACCAAGCTTCCCTTTATGTCTTATGAGAATTATACCTACGCCATCTGATGTTGGATAAGTATTTCTAAGAATAAATCCTATTTTTTTCAATGTGTTAATAGCTCGTTTCTGAGTTATTGTAGCTTGATGAATATCTGGACCAACACCAAGTATCTCATTCAATATAGCTTTTTCTACCATATTTTTAATCCGAAATTTAAGATGTAATTTTTTTTCAACAATAGAAAAATCTAAACCTCCACCCGTAAGGCTCATAGGAATATCAGATGCAGCCTTTCCAGTCACAGAACCATTAGGATTTACTAATGCTTCTTCATGGCCATATTTTCCACCCGATTTATCCATAATAACTATTACAGTTTTACCTGTTGTATCTGCAGGCATTGTGGATGTAACACGATAATTAAGTTTTTCCAAATATTGCACAACTCCCTTCTGTTGTGGTGTTTGTTTATTTAACTCACTAGGAGAAACCCATCGTCCTAATTGTTCTTCAACCACATTTTTAATCAATGATTGGAATTGAGATTTTTTCACTTTTTTTAAAGTTGATTTTTAATTTCTTTCAAAAGTTCATAAGAAAGTAAAACAACCATAACTTGATTATCCTTTACTATTTTATTTGGTAATGGTTTTACTTTATTCAGTTGACGAACAACTTCGTTGATTTTTATTCTTATTACATCATTATCCTTAATTTTTGATGATAATTCACACAATTGTTTCTTTACATTATCCACTTCTTTTACAATATATTCACCAAGCGAATTAGTATTGGAAATATTGTTAATATATTCACGAAGAACATTCTTTTGATTTTCATCTAAATCTTTATATTTCTTATTCATACCTTCGACCAATATACGATAAGATAAAAGACGAACATCTTCATTTTGTTGTGCATAAAACTTAAGAATATCCTCTTCACCAGATTTCTTCGGTCTATCAACAATGTTTTCAATAATACACGTTTTTGCTTGATAAACTTCTTTTGCATCAAATTTCAAATCTTTGGAAGAATCATCTTCAAATAGTTTGAATATGGAAGCTAAAGTCCTATAATTTTTAATATTTGCTTTTAAAAAATCGTTAATTGGATAAAGTTCCTTAATTTCCTTAATTAATTCGTATTTTTCCCTCGCTAATTTAGCGTTACTAAGTTTTTTTCGTTGTTCTACAATAACCGACAAAAATCTATCCGCATGGTGCTCATCCTTGATTTTTTCAGACAAAAGAAAATTATAAAGACGCCATTCTCGGCCCAATTCGGTGTTTTCTTTAAAGTATTTAAAAAGTAAATCTTTAGCTTCCGACTCATCTTTACCAGCAATAATATCTGCTGTCACTTGTCGTGTCAACAATTCAAACAAAATACCTGTATTTCTAAACTTTGAGTGGCGCATTTTCTTAGGCATATATTCAACCTTTACACTTATTTATAAATATGATGTGAACATATGAAAATGTATTATTTCATTATTCATCAATTATGTTATCTTCATCAAGCATTGACTTGCTTCCTGTTGTCGTTGCTTCCTTAATTAATTCCTTTTTTTCTCTTTTTGATTTATCCAAATAAGAGTTAAGATTCTTAATCAAACTACTTCTTTGAAGTGTTTCAAGACTGAATGGAGAATTCTTTGCCCATTTTGGTGTCAGAGAATTACTACTTTTTCTCGGTTTTCTTTTATTTTCCAAATCACCGAGGGGGTCTTCTCCAAAACGGTGTTGTTTGCGAGCATCATGTTCCCCTTCTTGCGACGGCCTTTCATAATCTTCAGCATGTTCACCATGTTCCTCTTCTATACTTCCAGTATTATTGATAGCCATTTGATTCCATTTAGCATAATTAGTATCTCCTTTAATCTTTGCTTCTTGTAACGGTGGTAATACGCCAGCTCCACCGCCTCCTACTGGAGGTCCCAGTTCAGGTAATCCACCGACACCAGCTCCGCCTAGTTCAGGTAATCCGCCGCCGCCCAATTCAGGCAATCCTCCACCACCCGGTGGAAGACCTTCAGCTTTTGGATTAATTTTCTGAAATGGTTTAGCAGGGTCATTACCCTCTTCTTCAATGGATTTAAATCTCCACACCTGTTTGGAATCCTCAACAATCTGGTCAAGTAATTCTTCTGAATCATCTTTGGACAAATTAAAGACGTTTTTGTAAATCCATTGCTTAGAAAATAATTTAGCTTCCATCATATTTTTAGCCAATTCCGTTTTATTTCCCCAAACTTCAATCTTTTCCTTCTCAAAAATCGTTGATGGATTAGTAAGTTCAAGTTTAAAATTTACCAAACTTTCATCACGATATCCTTGTGAATACAAATGAACAATAGCAATTTTTTCAAGTTCTGATATAAGAACTCTTTGAATACGTTGAATAGTTCTAGCAAATCTTACATCTTCTGATGCTAATGTAGCTTTACCTGAAAGTTCTTCTTCATAACCTAAGAAAGCTTTAGGAATCTTTAATGCTGCCATTAATTTGTTACGTAAATATTGAATATCATCAATACCCGTCCATTCTATACCACTCAAAGTTTCAATAGAAGTTCCACTATCACTACCACGAACAGGCAAAATATAGTCTTCCGTCATATTTTGAAGATTAAATCTGAGATTATAATCTCCTGTTTGAGGGTCAACATATGGAACTCTCTTTAACTTAGTTACCTGCTTTTCTATAAAAGAATCAATATCTTGTGGAGGAATGTTACCTACATCCAACTTGAAAATACGTCTTTCTGGAGCACGCATAATACGATTAATCAACATAGCGTCTTCCATTAAAGATAATTGCTTCCAAACACGGCGTGCTCCTTCAATCATAGCTTTACCATAAGGAAGGAAGTTTGAATCAGAAAGTAATCTAAAATGAGCACACTCAAAAAATTCCAATGTTTCAACTTGTGACGTATCGGTTGGTCTTATTTGAAACTTTACATAATTTTTATTAAGTGGGTCTGTATTTTCAAGCCGTTCAACATTATAGGAAGAAATTGGTTCAATCTGATAAACACCATATTCAGGCGAAATATATAAGCGCATGTAAAAATCACCATATTTAGCCATATTCCTTGTCCAAGACCAAAGATTATGTTCAATATTTAGAACATCATAAAAAAGATTAGTAAGAATACCCTTTATATTTTCATCTTCAGCATGAACAACTAAAATTTTTCCCAATTCATTAACAGTTAACGATTCATCTGCGTAAATATCCAAAGCTGATGCGATAATAGGGTCCATATCCATCGTATCATAATCTCTAAAAAGGTCAATACGAGCTGCTTGGTAAGCTAGAGAAAAATCTCTAGTGTAAGCATTATAAGCTGTAGAACGAACACGATTAAAACGGTCACGCAAACTGTTTCTATCAGTTGCGTACATCAAATCGCTGGTATCCTTTACTTTAAGTTTTTTACCACCAACGTTACGAACTACAACGCCTGAAGAAAACAACTTCTTTAAACGCGCAAATAAAGACTTTTGCTTTATGTCAACTTCGTCATTATCTACTCTTACTTCTGGTCTTAGAGGTGAATCAGGCATATTATCCTTTTATTATTTCAATGTAATTTTTAATTCTTTTTTAACTTCTAAAGTCATCCCAAATTTTTCAGGATTTATCACAGATTGATATAATTCATATAAAGAATCTTTTAATGCATCTTTACCGTGAAATTTCTCAATATCTTCCAAACATTCTAAAGTGATTTTAGATTTAGAATATGGGCTTATCAATACTAACGTGTTATCTTTTGTCATAATACATAAATATGTTCAATTTATCGTAATAACCAAGTTAAGGATTCAACATCACCCGGTCTTTTACCAAATTTCATTTGCCATTGGTCACGACCTGTTGATTGGACTTTAGCAGTATAAATGGGAGTTCTATCTTCATTTTTATTGATGTGTATTTTATCTAACATATTTTTTGTTAAAACCATTTTTTCATTTCTAAGTCTTAAAGCTGTATCTCTTACCCACAATCCCATACCCAATGCCAAAACTAAATCATCATTATAATTTTGAGCTGCTTGTGCCTTTCCATTTTCCCAAATAAAAGTTTTTAATTCATTAATCAATCTGATAGAATGAATAATAACCAACTTTTCTCTAAAATATTCCTCTATCTTTGAAACTAATAATGGTCTTGTTTTAATTGTTGTAGAAAATCCCGGAAGTAATTTAGCTTCATCACGATTATATCTATTTGACATATTATGATAGACATCTGCTATCTTCGGGTCATTAGTATTAGAATAAAATGTATTTTTATATTGGCGGTCAATAATTTGTTGAAGAACGGCCCAACCAATATTTTCACGTTCAACAATCAGAAGTGCATCATTATATTCGGTAGCTAGATACACTAACATATTGCCAAATTCTCTTGTACCTATTTGGTCTTGAAATTCTACAACTTGTTCCAAGGTTTCTATATCAAACACATGAGCTGCAGAAAAATCAGACCCATCACCACGAGCTACGTCAGCACATACAAGATAATCTTTGCCTTGCATTGGTTCTTCAAATATCCATAAAGCTTCTCCACTTCTTGCTTCTTTCCTATCTCTTACCATTTCTGGATTTTCTTCGTACCATTTAAGTGTTATTAAATCTACAACGTTTGCTCCTGATGATAGAAAATCTCCATCACATTCCTGACTAGCAAGTTTAGCACCAAGTTGTTTGGTTTGCTCATCTCTCCATTTTTGGTCACGTTCTGGGTGAAGATTCCACGAAAGTCTCAATGTTTTAAAATCGTTTTTCTTCCTTTCGGCATCCACCCACATTTTATGAAACCAATTACCAACACCATTCGGGGTTGAAAGAACAATAGCTTTACCACCGGTTGATAAGGTATTATAAGATGATGCCCATATAGTTTCACTCTCTTCAATAAAAGCTGCTTCATCAATAATCAAAAGAGACAATGCTTTTGAACGACCAGCATCCTTAGCTGATGACGTAGCTGCAACCTGAGAACCATTTGCAAATCTAAGAGACATATAATTATTTGTGGTTTCCTTTACTTTTAACCACGATGGCAAATGCTCATTAGCAAAACGAACTTTGGTGATAATTTCCTTTGAAACTTCCTGTTTTATTGAAATAATTAAAATATTTTTATCACTATTAAAAATGGACATCCATAAAGAATATGCTGCAATTAAAGTGGTGATACCCAATTGTCTTGATTTAAGTATAAGAATATATCGGTGTAAATCAAACTCCTTAAGTGTGTCTTCTTGAAATGGATATAAATCAAAAAGTATAGTTCCTCTCGTTGGATGCTGTATTTTTACATATTTTCGCATGAAATATGCAGGGTCTTCCATGCACTTCTTTGTCTCTTCTTTTATTATATCTCTTAATGTAGGTTGATTTACCATATTATTTTTTCAATTCAGATTCAAGTGTAGTTATTTCTTTTTCCATTTTTTCTAATTCTCCGTTGACTTTTATCAAGTCTTCCTCTGCGGCTTTCAACCATTGTGGATTACATTTACCTGTCCAAGTCATTATTTCACCATTAGATAAAACATCACCCATTTTACCTGAATCATTTTTAAGAAAGTTGATTGAGTCTATAACTTTTTCTTTAAAATCTTCTAACACACCTTGTTTATTCTTAAGCAATTTCATCTTTTCATAATTTTTCCACTGTCCATTGATACGATAATCCATTTCTTCTATTTGAAGACAATCATAACATTTGCCTGTTCTTGGAAATACTTTCTGGTCTAGCCTATCTCCATATGCTCTAACATTTGTGCCACAAATAGAACATCGAGATAATTCGTTAAGTTTGTCAAGTATTGGGGTGTCAGTTGAACTTAATTGAACTTTATATCCATTCTTTTTTTGCCATTTATTTCCTCTGGAGTCTTTCCATATCTCGCCTTCTTTTCTTTGAGAAATATTTGGTTCATAACCAACCTGAATAAATGGATTTTCACCATCTAATACTTGCTGTATAGTTTCATAATTCCATTTTCGTCTAGCCATAATATATTCCTTTTATATTACATAGTTTACAAAAAATTTTCATAATATTTATAAATAAAGTCTTTATGGACTGGTTTCAATTATTTTAGTACTACCTGACCAATAAATTTTTCTCCCTGCTAATGAATCATATTCAGAAACCAATGACCTTTTTGTAGAAATGTGTAATGTATCCAGTCTATTAGATGAATTATCTAAAGTTAAATACAAATATGTATTATCATAAGTAATATCAACAATCGGGTCAAAAACAATAGCACCATCAGCTCTAACCGATAACACTCTACTTTGGCTTATAGCAGAACCACCGGGTCTTGCTGGTAAGTTTGGTACAAACAAACTTCCTGTAACAACTAAATTTTGATAACCCCCTCCCCCCGGTATATATGGTATCAATGTGCTACCTGATGGGTCAAAACTTTGCAATGTCTCCAAATCTGAATAAACTAAACTATTATTGATATCAAATAGTTCAGCTTTAATATCAAAGCATTCATTAGCTACAGAAATAGGCCAAGGAATCTGTGTAACAAACACATCAGGTGAAAATCCATCATCACCATAAACCCTAAATGAAATATTTTTAATATATGATTGGCAAAGTCTTGGTACAATCACCAATGTCCCAAATAAATCATTTTGAGGTGTATAAAAAGCAATTACATTGTCAAAATTGACTTGTGAAGAAGTAATATTAGCCACTAAATTGGCAATATTGATACCAAAAGTATTATTATAAGTAGGTTCTTGTTGAGCTGTAGGAATTGAACTGGTAAAATAAAATGATAATCCAGCCGTTGTTTCTGATGGGTTTTTTATTACAACTGCAGAAACTTCTATAATATATTGAACATTAGCTTTTAGAGCTATAAAATTTGAATCATAAGAAGACCCCGATTCCTCCAAAAACTGATTCATATCAAAGGGAACATAAATAGCATTTTTATCCGTTGTTACAGAATCACTTTTAACCATGAAATAATCGCTCCCTGACAAACTGGTATATGATGGAGAAGATATAAACATAGAATCAATAGCAAAACTTGGAGAATGAATCAATGATATATTATTGGAACTCGTAAACCAATAACGAGCTATATGTTCATCATTATAAAATTTACCCAATAAATCATAAAACGCATTTTGAGTTATATCATCTTCTAGTAATTCATTTGCAATAATAGGTTCATCTGCAACTATTGAAAAGTCCGCAGTAGATAATAAACTTTTTCTATACACTTTATGACGAGCCACATAACCTGAAAATGTCCTAATATTTCTATAAGTTATATCAGCATATGATTGCTGAACAATGTATGGAATTCCACCTATAATTGTTGTTTGATAACTGGATGTAGCATTATTATATGCTATAAATGGATATTGAATTGAAAAGTTTGCATTTACTATATTAGTTATCGTACTATTACCATATTGGTCACTATAATAATAAGGTGTAGAAATTTGGATGGTGCTATTGTTTATAACACTGGTAATAGTGTAAGATGCTGTAGCAGAAACGGGAATATTAGTTTGAGATAACGGTGATTGTATAGTATTGATATTGAGATTGATGGTAGCACCCACCATTTGCGAATTAAAAGCATTCGGGTCAGGAGTAGTATCCGTAACAATAGGAGATAACAATGTCAATCTATAATCTATATTCGTATTGCGTTTATTAATTGTAGATAAATTAGTATCTTTTGGAGGACTTATTGCTAAACCCTGAACTGTTCCTGTAAACAGTTCATTACTCACCAACCCCGTAGATATACTAGAATTTAAAACAGGAACTTCAGCAGACGCAACTTCTAACACAGGTGTTCGATAAAATCTTACTCTTGAAATATTTTTTAAAGTTTTATTGATGGTAATATTTTGTATCCATTTTACCGTTCTTCCATCAATTAATGTTCCATATAAAATTATTTTACCAACACCATCTGATGTATCACCGAAAACATATATAGAAAAAATATAGGATGTTCCTTCCTTATAAGCATAAGTTATAGAAGAAACATTAGAAGATTGTGCCAATTCAATATGAAGGGCATTGCCTTGAGAATCCAAACATTCTATAAGAATTTGACTACCGGATTTAAGATAAGTAGATCCATTAAAAGAAAAAGAATTTTTACCAGCGGTAAATTGTGGATTAAATTCAGAAATAACAAAAAACTGTGAAAGATATTGTGTATCAATCACATCTGCCTGCATTGTATATAGACCATAATCCGTTCCCCCAACCCCAAAACTATTTAACAAATTTAATGCCATGCCTATAAATAGGCTCATTAAATGAAATTGACTTTAGAAAACCCCTTATCTTTAATTATTTCAATGTGTTTATCCACTATATCACGAAGAGATTCTAAATGCGAAACTATTATGATAAAATCAAAATTAGTCTTCAAATAAGAAAATAACGTTTGCATTGAGGCCAAATTCTCTGCATCCAATACCCCAAAACCTTCATCTATAATAAGAAAATTGGGTCTTGGTAAATTTGAAATATTTATCAAAGCTATGCGGATGGCTAAAGATAAAGCAAATTTTTCAAACCCACTAGTTAAACTCATCAACCATTTTTTGTCATTATAAACAATATAGGGAACTACATTTTTGCCATCAGTTTCAAATATCGATGTAAAATCAGTAACTTGACTCAAAATATTATTAACTTCATTTTGAATTTCTGGAACGGTGGCTGTGATTACACCGAACGGAATTCCATCTCTACTGACAGCTTGACAATACACTTCATAAAGTTTATATTTTTGTTCTACAATTTTAATTTGGTCAATTTTACGATTGATTTCTGAAATTTGATTCTTACATACAGAAATTTTACTATTGATATCCATGACACTTTTATTTTTTTCTTTGTAAGAATATTCTGTTTCTTCTAAAACTCGTTTGTAATCATTGATTTGTTTGTTAATTTTTTCATTAATCAATATTGATTCACTACTTTTATTGTATAATTCTATATTTTTTTCATGAAGCTTAACTTCTTCTTCAATTTTTGCCAAAGATTGATGTAATAAATTAAGTTGATTAGTAAATTGTAACTTTGTATCTTTTAAGTCATTTCGTTTTTTGAGAAGGCCCATATGTTTTAGATTAGCTCCATGAGCCCATGAAGATTCACCAATTTGTACATCAATAAGTTCATTTTCCTTTTTTAAATTGGTTGCATCTTCTTTAAGTTTAACAATTCGTTTTTTAGCTTCTTCAGCTTCGGTTGCTACTTTACCTGCATTTTTAACACAGTATGAGCAAGCAGAGTCATATTCAAGCATTTCAGCATTTTTACAAATTTGAATGTCATGTTCATAATTCAATTTTATTCTTGCTCGTGCGTTCTCAACGTCTTGTCTTCTAGCTACAAGTTTTTGATAAGTTACATACACGATATCTATCTTTTTTAATTCCAATATCTTTATTTCATTTTCAACTGTTATCAGTTGTCCCGACAACTTTTCCACTTTCTTTTCAACACCGACAATGTCCGATTTTTTAATGGTTATATTCAATTTAGCTTTATCCAAATGGGACTGACTTGCTGACAAAAGAGGTATTTCATAATCAATTTTAATCAATTTTCGGGTTTCGTCTAAAATATTCTGTTGAATTCTTTCCTTAATCTTTCCAAGTTCAGCCAATACTTCAGTTTCATCATGATATAAACCTTCAGCCTGTCCAAGAAGATTGGTATAATTCACCAATTTTTGCGTATAATCATCATTTCTATAGGCTTTGAGAGTTACAATTTGTTCTTTTAGCTTTTGATTAGCTTCTGTGTAAAGTCTATCAAATATTGTTAATCCCATAAACTGAGCAAACAAATCTTTGCGGTCTGTATCACCCATATCAATAATGGAAGCATTGTTTTTACCACTCTGAACACTCAAGGAAGTTAATACAAAATCATCATAAGACCCCAAATATTCTCTAATAATTTCATTTGTATCTTTTCTTTGTTCACCATTCAAATCCACTTCTTGGCCATTTTTAATTTTCCAAAAACGAACATCAACTTTGACTTTATCTTTTTTATCAGTTTTACCTTCTCGTTTAATGAAGTATCTTTTACCGTCAATTTCAAATTCAAATTTACAATTAAAACTGGTTTTATGAACATTCATTATGTTGGCTGCTTTAAATTCTCTTTCACATTTATCAAATAAACAAAATGTCATTGCAGAAAATATACTGGACTTTCCAGAAGTATTTGCTGCAAATAAACCTACAAGGTCCCTCATTTTTGTAAAATCAATAATATTCTTTTCACCGTAAGAAAACATGTTTTCCCATTCAAATTTGATTGGAATCCAACGAATATTTCTGGCAAAATCATCTTTCTTTACCAAATCATTCATTTCATCATTTATCTTGATGATTCCATCAATAAAGGATTGGTCGATAATTTTAAGTTTAGTTTTCAGAAATTCTTTTAGAAGGTCAACTTGATAGTTTTTATCGTTAATATTACCCAAAATCACATTGCCATTAGCTGTTGAAATCTTCGCTAAAGAAATTCCTGAATCCAACTTTTGATAACATGATTCAACAACTTCCGTCAGTTGCCTAACGTGAGTCAGAGCTTCCTTGACTTCGGTAGGCATTGTATTTTTTAGCTGAAAACGAACTCTAGCCTTCTTAGGAAGGTTATTCAAAGAGGTAGAAATGACGCCATTATTAAGAAGAACACTTAAAAACCCATAATCATTTGGAATGTCTGAATGAATATAATCTCTTTGCCCTAAATTCCAAAACGAATAACCGTGGCCCTTTATGGGTTCATCGTGTTTTTGTTGAATAAGTGACCCCACATATCTTATAGCAGGTTTGGATTCTTCTTCGTCATATATTTGAAGAGTTTGTTCTTTGTGAATATCACCCAATAAAACGATATCATGACCATCAAATGTATGAGTAGTAATTAAAGGATTGGTTAGAGTGAACCCAAGGTCTGTTTTAGCTCCATCAACTTGTCCGTGATATGTAACAATGAAATATTCATATTGGTTTTTATAAATATCAGGTATATACCGTTTCTCCATGTATTTGTCAGGTGAATCGAATACACTATAGTTATTTATACAAATATTACCTAATCCATAAAGACCTGATTTCTTGAGATAGAAAAGAGATGGATGATTTAATGCATCCACAATAGGAGTTAAACTATCCATTCTATTGCGATTTGTCAGATTTGTATCATGATTACCTGCAACAAGAACAGTAGGTCGTAGTGAGGCCAACTCAAACAAAAAATCAGCAGCTAAATCCACACATTCAGGACTCAAATCAATTTTACTATTAACTACATCACCAATAACAAAGATTGCAGTTGTTAATGGCGTTTTTAATATTTTATCAAACAGTCTTGAAAATACTTCTTTATATTCTTCATGTCTTTTTGTGAGCCGAATATGAATGTCCGATAAATGAACTATATGGCTGAATTTTTTATTTGTTATTAAGTGCTTGATTGCCATAAGTTATAATAGGTTTTACTCTTAAATCCTTTATTAAATCGTAAAATAATTCTTCCCAAGGTTCATAGTTGCTAAGAAACCCTGCATGAATATATGAGAATCGAAGAGCATCTAATTCAGTTTTTGATGTGGTAAAATACAATCTTGCTATATCATTATAATTTTCTTTTGTTATTTGGGTAGCTTTACATTTTGGCGTTTCTTTTTCTATACCTTTGAAGTATTGCCAATGGTGACGCCATTCATGTGCAATAATATTTTTCTGTACTTTATTGTCATATTTACTGCTAACAACAATTGCACCATATTTTAGAGAATGGGGCTTTCCATCAATATCATATATTTCATTCTTCGGGGATGGATTGTAATAACTACCAGCTCTACCACTAGTAAATGGAAAAAACAACACTTCTGGGAAAGGGATGGTTTTATCTACCTTTCTACGAATCCAATTTAGTTCTAAACTTTTCATCATTTCAATGATTTTATTGTAAGAAGAGCAATTCTAAGCATAAATAAAAGTTGTAATGTTTCTTGTTCTTTTACACTAAATTTATTCATAGCAGACATAATATATTCACTAAATTCTTTACACGATTTCCCATTCATTCTCATTTCAATATACGGTTTAACCAAATTGTTATCAATAAATTTTATAACATTTTCTATAATCTTTATCTATCAAGTCTTGCTTTAATTATGTCCGAAAAATCAAAAGCTTTTGACTTCTCAATCAATTCATTTACTGCTTCAAATCCAAGAATAGATGGGTCTTTTTCTCCCAATCTGATTAAATGAATATCAATTTGATTAACTTGTAAATCCTCAATTCTGTCAAAAATATCCACTGCTTGTTTTAATGCATCATTATCCAAAACAATATTAACCCTCTTAACTTTATTAGATACAACTGCCAGTTTTAAGGAAAATGGTAATGTAGTTCCGAACAGAGGTATTGCATTATTTCTAACTGACATTGCATCAAACGTGCCTTCCACTAATGTTATGGGTTCATGCCAATTCACAAATAACTCAAATCCAATAATATCTTTGGACCAAGGTGGTAACATATATTTATACCAATTTCCTTCATGGTAAGCTCTAGCTGCAAAAAAGTTTACATTACCATCTTTATCATAGGATGGAACTAGAATTCTTTGTTTATAGATACCCTCTTCACAATAACCAATATTATAACGAAGAATATCATCCATTGTAACTCTTCTATCTCCAAGATATTCTATAGCATGTCCATAATCAAACGATTTTGATGGTTTCCAAAGAGGTATAAATTCGTTTGGTAAAGATAAATTTTTTGGTCGCTCTACTTCTGTTATAATTCGCTTCCACGATTTCCCTACAATTTTATACAATTCATCAAAATAAGCTTCTTTGACTTTAAGTTTATAAAAAAGCGAACTAATGGACCTGCCACAAGAGTTACAAACCCAACAATGCCATTCTTGAGTTCTAACATTGACTTCCAATTTTCTTTTATAGTGTGAACAAAATGGACAGAAATAAACTGCTTCTTCACCCTTCCGGATATAAGAAATTTGGTTCAATACCTTATCAAGAAGAGAAAATAATTGTGATTCCTTTAGCATCTAAGAAATGCTAAATTATAAAAAGTTGAGAGTCAAATATTTTTAATAACTAAACACTACTAAACTTCCAGAAACAAAATCAGCTATAGCATTTGAAGCGGTAAGTAAAACTGTTGACATTGTAAATCCTTCCGGATTCATATTAAAAGGAACTCCAAACGAAGCAGTTACAGATGAAGAACTACTACCACTCCATCCATTAAAGATTGCTGCATAATAAATACTTGCTGCTGGATTGTTAAAACCAATACAATACATTCCAGTACTTGAACGAGAAAGATAGCAATTATATGATTTGCTTATCGCAGATGAAGTTAAAGAAGTTACCATACTTGCCCAAGCAAAAGCACCTTGAGATGCTGTGATTGCATTATTTGCCCAACTAGAAGTCCCAACGCATGAACCTGTAAATGACCCCATAAATGAGCCTGTTGATGAACCACTCAAATAACTTGAAGAAATAGCATTAATTACCCACGAAGCAGTTCCATAAAATGAACCAGTATATGACCCTGTAAATGAACCAGTAGCAGAACCACTTAAATAACTTGCGCTAATAGACTGAGTAGCAAATGAAGAAGTAATTGACATTACTGATATAAAATCAAATGAAGAAGTAATGGTATAACTAGAACTAATTGCATTACTTGCAGTTAAATTTATACTTTGAGTCAATACATTTCCCGAACCATCCGTAAAAGACGAAGATTCTGTAACATACTCAACGAGTTGGGTCCATGTTTGCCAAGGTTGTTTGCCTGCTAAAGTGTATTTGTCGTAATTTGGCATATAGTTTATAAATATATTGATTAGCCAAATAAAGCACAAACTATAGCATCATACATATCACTATTATGCGCATCCCACTTACCCCGTTTATTTAATTTCTCAAACTTGGATATATTAGGTACTATCAAAGGGATTTGTTGTTTAACATAATCTTTGGGTTTGATTCCTTTTATCCTTGCTTTACCAAATACTTTTTTTCTCATAGTATTAACATTACAAAGAGCAATTGGAAATTTGAAATATTCAGACAACATATATTCAAACACAGAATTCCATCTTGAAAGAGTAATAATAGTTTGTTGAGAAGTAAGGCCACCACCAAATCCTGACAATGCAGCTTCGAGATTAATATGGTCAACTGAAGTGATTAAAGAATGTTTTAACAAAAAATCTATAACAAATTTTCCTTTTTCCTTGTTAGTTTCAAATTTTGAAACATTAAGGAAACCAGCATCCATTACTGAACCACTTTGTGCAAATCCCCACCCAACTATGGATGTTGATGCATCAAGACCTAAAACAATATTGGACATAATAAAATCCTATATAACAATAATATATAGGATTTTATAAAACTTTTAATTAAATTTAACCAATAGCTGAATCGTATTTTTTAGTATCCAATCCCTGAACATATATGGATAATCCATTTCCATCATTTATAAAATCAGAAACTTCCAATTGTTCTTTGGTTAAAAATCCATTTTTTACTTGAAATTCTGCACCCTGCATACTTGCAAATAATGCATCTACTCCGCTTTCAATAATATCTCTAGCATCAAATGCTCCACCAACAGGTTGAGTTTCATATCTCTCTGCTAGGGTTGTTGTTAATGATGGTCTTGTAATTGGTGTTGGCATATAATATGTCTCCGTTGTTTATAAATATAGTTAGAAATCTATTTTCACCACAAAATTAATAGGAAAATCTGGGGTAATTTTGATTGGCGAACCCAATTTTGCTATGGCTACTAAATCACATCCATCATATAATCCAATTGAAGTTACTGTAGGTGCCAAATATGAACCCGTTGGGTCCTGCTTGACTAAACTTTCATATTCTAAAAAGGTAGGATTAATCATCGGTGGTTGACCACGAAGAGTTTTACTATTCATATAATCAAGAATATTAGCCAAAAATTTGTTCTGTGAATTTGGAGTAATATAAAGATTATAATTTTTCTGTGTTAATCTGTAAATAAAGTATTTCCACAAAATATACATGTCATTATTATCAATTTTATTATCATTGTTAAAATCCAAATCTCCATACATAGTATTATTTATGGTGGAATAACTTGAGGCAAATAAATTATCTGTTCCAACCCAAAAAGATGAATACATCTTAAACACAGCTGGTTCTTCATTTGTAGTAGTATCAACAATTGAAGAACTCCAATCAGTATTTGGTTGTCCTGTTACTTCAGTATTCTTGTAGGCCATATACCTAAGTAATACATCTGCATCTTGAAAATCAAATTTGCCATTTTGATTTATATCAAATTCGGCATTTGGAAATATAATTGCTGTTGGATTGGTACTAACGTTAAATTCTCCTATATCAACAGGACAAACAACTTGTTTTTCAAATATGGTCTGAGAAGATGTGAATTCTATATCATAATCATATTCATTAACAGTATTACTGAGTTGTAATCCCTCAAAATTTGAACCAGAAGTCATAATAACCATTTTACCGTTTCTATAAAAAACATTACCAACATAAAAATTTGGGCGAAGATTTTTAAGATTATAAATGTAAGATTTTCCACTAAGGTCGCCAATAACATCCACACTACCAGTAAAGCTTCCCGTAAAAGGACTCAAATCCATGATAGTGTTTGACCCTGATATCAACATAGGAGAACCTATTATGATGAATTGATTACTAATATTTGCATCCCACCCATACACACGATATGGTGACAAAAACTGTTTTTTAACTTGATAAATATTGGATATATCCCAATCAATATTAGTTGTGTCGGGTATAGAACCTGTGTTTTTGTTATATAAAATAAATTGCCCATTTAAAAGAGCATCAGGACTATCTCCACAAAACCATTTTTGGAATAAAGAACCTCGAAGATAACAAATTGAAGAAGATAAAGCATTTATTTTTGGAACTCCTGCTACAGCATATTGATCATAAACACTCACCGACCAACCTAACATATTATTGTTGATAATCTTTTCATTACCATATGATTTTCTAGCCAAATAATATCCATAGTTTGCATTAGCACATCTTTCAAAGAAATAAACAGAACCTTGTGTATATGATAAACTGTCATTTTCATATTCTTGTATAGTTCTGTCAGTTGGTGCTCCTACCATTACTGTATTACCATACATCGAAACAGAATGACCAAAAGAATCATTAACATTCGGATAATTTAAAACTATAGGAAAAGTAGGATAAAATGGAAGTGGATAAATAGAACCACTATCAGGATACAAAGTAAACGTATTATTCCATTCAGTTCCATCAAATTCATAAATATAAGCTCTAGATTCACTTGATTTCAAACTTCCAACAACCATACTCCAACTAAAAGAGGATGATGCTTTATTCATTCCAATACTAGCACCAAAATCATCATCTACATCAATATCGGAAGGTAGTGGTAACGTTTGAAAAAACGACCAACTCAGATTATTTTCATCCAATTTTCTAAACATGAATACTGCTCCCATACTTCCTGATTCAAGAGGTGAACCTACAGCCAACCATTCATCATTTAATGAAACAGAATACCCAAAGGAAGATGTTATGACAGGATTTGGATTATATATTGTCGTTAAGTATGGATTTGTTCCAACTATTCCAACTGTTCTTAGACTTAAATTTACAAGGTCTGTATTTGTATAAAATGTTTGTATGTTTACATTACCACCACTATTTGATGTTGATGCTATTGACACGTTTATCCAATTAGCTCCCGGAGTCAATAAATCCAATGATTGAAGTAATACAAATGAATAATTTTGTACTGATGGAACATTTGCTTGAACAGTCACAGGCCCATTTAGTGATGAAGAGAAATAACTGGTAATTGTAGGTGGTATTCTCTTAGCATAAGGGTCTATATCTAATACTGAAACATCAAAAAGGTCAACATATCCCGACCCTGTAAAAACAAAAGACTCCGTTATAAATGTAAATGTACTTGTAAAGTATGGATTTCCTATTGCTAATAAAGTATTACGTAAATCTAATGATAATCCATATCCATCTTCCGAAGCTGTATAATATAATCCCGTATCAACAGACAAATCCAAGTCTGCAGTATAAGGGATGGAACCTGTATATTCTGTTTGTATATAATCGGTTGGACCTGTTGGAAAAGGATTATTATATTCTGTTGTTAACAAAATCAATTCGGATGGAGTTAAAGGGCGAAAAAGAGTTGTTTTATAATCATGAATATCTGAATTTATATTATATTTATAAACTTCTACGGAACCTGTTCTGGTAAGGCTACTTGTCATTGGGTCATAACGAAATAAACTAGGATTTCCCACTGCTGCCCAATATCCATCGCATGCTACAGACCATCCAAAATTTTGGTTATAAATATTTGCAATCATAACTATAACTATCCATATAAAAAATAATTTTCAAATTATACTCCCCAATACCAATTACATCCAGATGAACTGGCATTTGCATTAAATGTATTTGAAAAATAACCTATTTCCTGTTGGTGAGAAAATAAATTAGTTCCAGCAAACAAATTTCCATTACCGTCATCCATTACAGTGTATGGATTATCATAAGTATCAATATACATCGTAATTGTATTCGGTAAGATTTTATCTCCATATAAATATCTTGGAATATCAATCAGCCAAAATCCATTTGATAAAAATCGTTTGGTTTTAGAAAGTTCAAAATCAATATTTTCAATACCCCACATTTTACTTGGGTCATAGTAAGTATTATAAAACGCTGTTTTAACTTGATAATAAATGGACCTCTGATATGTTCCATCCAAATTCACAGGGTCAGAATCAGGATAAAATGAACCTGTAACATTTAAACCTTGTTCTATTGTAGCTAAATCATATGGTGCCGGATTTAATGCTAAACTACACGAAATATTTAAAACTGGAGAAGAACTTCCATTACCATAATCAAGAAATTGTAATGCAAGAGTAACAACTGATTGCGTACCCATAGGCAGTAAAAGCAAGTCGGAATTATCAGTGTTGTTAACTGACCATGCTTTTATTGCACTAAAAGGTGTAGATTGAACTTGATACTTTTTAAGTGATTTTATCATATTTAATCAGTAGTATATTGTCTTCCAATTATAATGGAACTTCCATAGGCCAGAAGTCCCCGTACTTCCGGTGAAAAATGTTCATGGACAACTGGCGTCCATACAATAGTATCGGTTGACTGGTAAAAAGTATTATTTAAACCTGCTACGTAATACACACCATTATCAAATAGAACAGTATATAAGTCATTTGTGATATCGCTGCTTCGAATATTCCATAGAGTTCCATTCGATGATACTATAATAGTACCCCCAAAACCTGCAGCAACAAAGTTATTGCCGTCATAAATAACTTGGTGAAGTTCACTGCTTACTCCAGAAATTTGGACTGACCACAAAGTAGCGTTTGTTGACGTGATAACAATTCCACCACGTCCAACTGCGACATACTGTCCTTGAGCGTAAATTACGCTATACAGGTCGTTTCCTACGGGAGAATCATGTTTTGTCCATAAAGTTCCATTCAATGAAAGAATTGTAGTACCGCCGGTTCCTACAGCAACGTATTGTCCATTTGCATAAATTATTGATTGTAAATTGGATAGTGTGGGCGATACTTGTTGATACCAGACAATGGCATCTGAGGATGTATATATTACACCATCATTCCCTACACCAACAAACAAAGAATTTACATAAATAAAACTAACAATTGTATCATTGACATCACCTATAAAAGTCCAATAGTATCCATCAGGCGAAGAAAAGAAATTGCTACCATCGGTACCATAGAGTGTACCATTTACATCTATTATACAGCGAAACCCATATGCTCCTATACAATCTTGGGGAACAAATATAAAAGAAAGGGAAGGCTTCGGTGTTAATGATTCCCAATACCAATCACAACCTCTATCACTAGCAGTTACAAAATTATTTGGATATGTACCAAGTTCTTGCTGACGGGAAAATAAATTAGTTCCAGCAAACAAATTTCCATTACCATCATCTACAATAGTATAATTATTATCTGTTGTAGTATCATACATCACAATAGTATTAGGTAACATTTTTTCTCCAAAAACTGCTTGAGGAATTTCAAACATTTTGAATTTATCAGTTATAAATCTTTTTGTTTTGGAATTTTCAAAATCAATGTTTTCCAATCCCCAAATTTTTGTAGGGTCACGATAATTGTTATAAAACATACCAGCAATTTGTGTATAAACACACCGTTGATAAGTTCCATCTGGATTTTGAGGGTCGGAGTTAGGATAAAAAATTCCCGTAACTTTTAGTCCATCTTTAAACAAAGCTAAGTCAAGTTCTTGTTGTTCCAATGCAATATTACAAGCACTAGCAGTTATAGGACCAGAAAGTTCATTATCAATATACTCCAGAGCAACAGGTAGACCAGCACTTCCACTATGTTCCATGAGAATTAAATCCTCATTTATTACATTGGATACTTCCCAATTTTGTGTAGCAACAAAAGGTGTGGTTTGCGTATCATCTTTATAAAGTGATTTAAGCATTTCATTATTTTAAAAATCCAATCTGACCTTAATTAAAAGCTCATTGTCAAAGGTTTTTATAGCAGGTCTACTTAATTTACCAACTGCTACCAGTTCATTGCTAGCATCATACAAACCAATCGTAGTAATATATGTTGTTGGATTTGTAATAAAATCAGAATTGTATATAGTTCCGGCAGCATGAATACCGTCTGTACCATCATAAACATATGTCGGATTATTAGAATAATTAAAATCAAGATTTTTAACTCTCACAAAATAATGCTGAGATGGAACATATTCAGTTTTACGAACTTTCATTGTATTATTTGCATTCTGAATTGCCCAAAAGAATACTTTATGATTTACAGTAGTTGGGACTAATGATAATTGGCCGAGAATAGGTATACCAGAAATACTTCCAGTACTATAATTTGACATACATACTGTTCCAGCACCACTAGGACTAGGCGGCCCAACTGTTCCTGAAAGATTACTCAATCCTATGAGTTGATCAATAATTTTAGCATTAAATACAACTACACCATCTTCTGGATAGAATAATCCAATACCCTGATATGAAGGCAAAGTGGTCGTTGAACCATTAATAGACCCTATTATCAAATTATAAACTGATGAAGCTTGAGAAAAGAATGGTGAATCATCTCGTAAAGTTATAGAACCATTAGACCCCGTTAATGTAATTTCAAAAAGACCCTCATCAACTTTGTCTTTCATTTTATAAGAGGAAAAATTTATAACAAATATATCATATCCAGTAATCATTTGAGGATTAGCAGAACTTCCAGATAAAAATTGAAACAATCCAGTTTCTCCTTCTCCCAACAATAAATTTTGATATTGCGTATAAATAGCTTTGGGTGCAAACGCTAAAATACTTCCAGTATCTAAATCAAAAGAACCACTTCCAAATTCACCATAATAATTACCATAAGCTACTGAAAAATATGGGTCATTATTACCATAAGTTGTGGTATCTGGAAATATATTAATATAATACATGGTTCTACGAATATCATAAATTGATGCTCCGAACGAAGGTGATGGTGTAGTTGCTGATTGGGTTAGTGCAAAAAAGTCATCAAGAAAAGAACTTTGAGTTAGGAAGGTAACTCCTTCGGGCCAAAATCCACTTGTAACGGTACTCGTTCTACCAGCTACTATATCAGTGGGGTCAAATTGATTGAATATCATATAATTATATTTATGTTGTTATATTAGTAGTCGTCAGTGGGACTGTTACTGTAACTTCAATACTCAAACTACCTCCAGATTCATTACCAATAATTGTCAATGTCGTAGAAGTTGTTTGACCTAAACTACTATTCGGAAGAAAGATAAAAGTTTGTCCTACAACAACCTGTGAACTGGATGTATTGATATCACCAGCAAATGCTGGTATTGTACTAGAAACAGAATTAATTGAATTAGCTTGAGAAACAATCAAAACACCAACATTCTTATTTCCAAGAATTGCTGTATAACCAAGAGTAAGATTATAAGGTGGATTGGTTGAAGGAGCAATGGTAATCTGACCAGTATAATTACTAGCAACCGAAATTTTATCCTGTGCAATACTGATAACAGGAATAGAAGTAACGCCTTGATTAAGACTTACCAATTTATATTTCATGACCTGAGTTTCATCGGAAACAGGTTCAAAAACAGGTGTATTTCTTATAGCAATATCATAAAAAGCACTACCATTTGGATGATTTGGTTGATAAAGTGTATAGTCAATTTCATCGTCTGCCAAAGCAAATGATGTAATATTCAGATTTCCATTCTGCGCCAGAAGCTGGCGTCCTTTTTTAGTAAGAATAGCATCTACAGTTATTGTTTGATTGTCAATATATCCCATATGAATTTCTCTTTTCTCTTATAAGTATTCTCTTAAATGTGTTTTTTTCCATCTTTCCATATTTTAACTGGAGCCGCCCCTACTACCGGGAGGACCGCCCCTACTGGGAGGACCCTTACTAGGTCGTCTGGTTGGCCCAGCCGAACCTCCACCAGATAAAACTATTTGACCAGTAGTTGAAGAAGGAACAGTTTGAATAACATTACTAGCATTTATTACAGTAACATTACTGACGTTAGTTGATTGAACAGGAGAACTTCCATCGTTAATACCATTACTATTAATCGTTGAATCTGATGTTTCTTGTCCTTTAATAAAAATTCTATTACCATAGGTTCCATATTTTATTTTTGAGAATTGTTGTAATTTATGAGAATAATGATTTCTTGGATAACCAGAAACCAATTCAAAATATTGTGATAAAGGACTTATATTTAAATTAAAGTTGGTTTTGGTAATAGGTGTAAATATATTTGCAGAAGCACTTATATTACTTACTTTTTGATCTGGTGTTCCAAGAAACGTGTTAGTTCTATGAAGATATGCATTTGCAACAAAATCATATGTATAAGAATAGCTTGATGAGTCATATACAGGCAATGATACTAAATCCGTAAAATATATTAGATTTCTCATATAATGTTCATCAAGCATAACGTATCTATAAAGATATAGCGACGAGGATGAATATGTGTTATCTAATGGATTATCAGAACGAATATATTCCCCTGTTTTGGCATAATAATAATATTTATCCCACACTTTTACCATATAGTATAGAATTGGATGATTTCCTTGATTAGAACCTGAAAAGAATTTATTTGGATAATTAACACCGTGGTCAGGTCCAATTATAAATCTACCACCTTCATCTTGAGAAGTTACCGAACCATAAATAGGAATGGTGTAATTAGATGATAATGGTCCTGATGAAGATGTTTCCCACAATCTAGGCAATAATTCAAAATCAGGATAGAAGGAATGTTGAATTTTATCCATGAAATCAGTATAATATCCACTTCCAATATTAGAAGGCTTTACTTCTGTAGGGTCATCTATGTATGTTAAGTCTATTATATCACTATAACTTGGAGGCATAGAGTTTGCCATAGACTGTTGTAATTGTGGAAAACCACCGTTTACCAATGTCCAGTCAGTATTAAAATCTGTCCAAAAAAGACATTCATCAAAATTATAAATATTTTTTATTACAGTTGGAGTTTTATATGAAATGTCAAGACTAGCTGTTATTGGCCTATTTTGATATTTTGGTCTTTCAAGAAGTGTTGGCTCAATTACCACACCTGTATAAGAATTAGCTCTAGCTGGTATAATATTTCGTATAGCTTGAAAAATAGATTTATCAAAATAAAATTTATATACTGTCAATAATTCATTAAAATATGTTCTTTTATTACCATTTGTATTATATTCATAATTTTTATTAACTAAATTTGCATATTTGTCATTGTAAAGGTCAGATGTATTACCAATAAGCCCCATAATGCCGCTTTTACCAACATATCTCAAAATATCTTTATTTTTAGAATCCTGTGGGTCAATAAAAAATCCAAGTTGATTAGACTCACCTGAAACTGTTATATCAGGATTAATGGTTGACCTGTCAAATGGGTCAAGTCTAGTATCGAGATTATAAGATAATGTTCGGATTTTAACATTTTTATATTTATTAGGTCCAAATTTAGATGCATCAATATTCTGTTGGTATGTCAATTCTTGAAATTGATATGGATAAACTGATTGAGAAAACCATTGACATGTAGGATAACCAACCCAAGAAGCAGAAAAAGCATTTCCAATTGCTTCTGGAAAGTTATGAGCAATAATTTCAACTGAACCTGTCGGATAATAAGATTGCCAATTTTGTTCAATAATACTCAAAGATGCAGAATATAAAGTAGGATTAACAGTAGTAAGAGTTTGGTCTGTGTAATAGTTTGGAATAGCATAGTATGGAGATTCATTATCAACCCACACAGAACCACTATAATAATACATGTTTTGTGGATAATCCCAATTTAATCTTACCCATAAATGTTGATAAGGAACAGAACCACTAAAACCATATGAATTTAAATCATCAACGTGTTCTTCAAAATCGTTATCATCAATAGGAACATCCCAAATTAATAATTTATCCAATGCCCCTTTAAATGTTCCATCACTTAATCTAAATTTACCAAATTGAGAAAATACATCATTGTCATTATTATAAAAAATTGCATCGGATGTAGAATAAAAAATTTTTCTTCCATTTTCATTCCTTTGAACGGTTAAATCATATTCAGTAGGAATATCATTTAAATCTGTAGATGGGTCAAATAAAGAATTTGGATAATTTCTTCTCAACATCACACTAAAAATATCACCATTGAAAATAGGCAATACACTACTTGTTATATTAATACCTGAAGAACCAGAACCCATTTGAAACACAACTTTTCCAGTATATTGACCCGGAACTCTATAGAATCCTAAAGCCCAATTAAAATTATAAGAACTTGAATATGGATATGGAATACTTGTAAATAATGGGAAAAATTTAAAATTTGGGTAATAAGTATTGTTAGGGTCAGAACCAATGGAAAATTTGAATTCTGTTGTCATAACTGAATATGGTATTGGTCCTTCAATGTAATCACTCACGCCTGAGAATTGGAGCATATACATTTTTTCATCTAGTTCATATGTAGGAGATATATCGCTAGCATAATCTGTCCCACCATATTCTCTTATCGTAAGCATCGATGAAGGTAAACCATAACATGACAACAAATAATCCACACATTGTTCTGTACCCTTGGTCTTATAGATGCCCGGTAAACTAATGAGAATGCGATTCCATATAATTTGAAGTCTCTGTTGGGAAGATAAAGCATTATAAGATGCTGAATTCATACTGTTCAGATATACTTCGTCAAGGTCTAGCGACCCAATAATATCATCGACATCCCATCCAAAAGAATACAACATTTCTTTTAATGTATTGGTTGGAAGGCTAGAAGTAAATTCATTTTTTACCTGCCTTTCAATAGGCATAGCAGAAATATATGTGTAAATATCATCAAAATGATGACCTATCATATTCAAAAAGGTCAAATACTCTGAATAGTTGTCGTCATCAATAATATATTGGGGTACATTTGATGAAAGACTATCTCTATTATTTGTGTCATATAGACTTGCACTAAAGTCTGCATCACTTATATAACTCGCACTATAAAATGAACCAGACTGCAAATTATATTGGTAGAAACCAGAATTAAATAAATAGGACTCAAATCCATCGAATGAATCAACTATTTGGTTACTTTGTGTACTAAAACTAGATAATTCATTAAAATAATATTGATAAGGTATTGAAGATGATAATGAACTATTATATCTATTATTAAGTTCCACTATCGAAGCACTCAAAACTGTCCATTGAATCATCTTATTCTTAAAAATATTAAGCCTGTTTTGTGCAGACGAGAATACCACAAAATTATTATAATCAGTATAATCCGTATTCAATTTAGCAATATTTTTGTTAATTCTAATACTATTTTCTATAGTAGATGGATAAGAAAGGTCATCTGCTGAATATAAAATGTTAGAATTCCCTACATTAATAAGATTTTGCGGTGGTCCAAAATTTGGGGAAGAAATTGTTATAGTTTGATATTGTACCGGTGCTTGTAAAATAGCAGTAAACACATAAGGCACCATACCAAAATTAGATACCCAGCACGTATCCTTTATTGAAATATCAGAAGAAAGTGCCGATGATAATTTTACAATAAGAGTCAGAGGGTCTGTAGGAATTGTCCTTTCATCAAGATATCCTATATCTAATATTGAGAAATATTTATTATTTCCAAAATTTAGTACGTTTTTTAAATATCCAAAATATTTGTCTTCGTAACTGGATTGTAATGGACTAACAGCATTGTCATAAAAATATGTCACAAAGAAATCATAACAAAACTGTCTAGCATCTTTATATCCTTGGTCTTGTGAATTTAAAAGTTGGCTGAATTTTTCATCTAATCGAGCATTTACAAAATTGATATACTGTTGTCTAATATCATTAAAATCAGCAATATGTCTATAACTTTGTAATAAATAATTACTATAATATGTTCTTATACCCTGAATTCTCTTTATAGTTACAGGTTGTTGTAAAGTATTTGTTGTTGGAGTTACAAAAGTATATTTTATGTAATCTTCGTATAAATTTTTTAACAAATTTATAACAGAACCGTCATCAGTAAGAAAAAAAACAAATTTCAAAAAAGAAATACCATCTTGATATTGACTTAAAGAACTCATTTCCTCATAAATTGTATCATAAGGAAAATTTTTAATAATTGACAACAAAACAGGAGCCACATCTCTAATTGGAAACTTTTTAATACAGAAAGAACTATATTCAATATCAAATGTATTGGATGGTATAAGTTTTATTTCAGTTCTTGATGGAGAAATATCCTTGATTGTAAGAGATGATGATAAATTACCTGCCACTTCTCTTACAAAATTATAAGACACAGTATAACTTCCACTAGTAATTCCTATTCCATTTAAATCAAATGGTGGTTGAAATAATATTGAATTATTTTTATAAAGTGTAAATGGATTAATAAGTTGGCTGTATGAATAACTTACAGGCATGTTAAGATTATTCAAATATGTTAATGTAATTGTTTGAAATGTCTTATCTTGACCAATAGTTCCCCATGCTATAAGAGTTTGATCGTCTGTAGAATATGCACCTATTTCAATTGCATCATTAGTAGAAAGACCGAACCAAATATCTGAGCTTTGAGAAACATAAAGTAATGATGTATCTTGTACACTCAAAACCGAAGCAGATTCAATACTGCCTGTGAATTCACCTAAAATTGTATATGGTAATGACATATTTATTGTGATGGTGGATTTTTTTGTTCTGGTGGAATCGGAAGATATGGATATATATCTTGGAAATCATTTGGAACAGAACCTTGCCCTAATTGAATTCTAAGATTAATAATCGTATTTTCTATAGATTGTATATCAGCAGAACTTGTATTTATTGAGCTACTAGCAACCACAGAATTTAATTGGCTTTGTAATTGAGTATTTTGATATGTAATTGCATTAATTTGGTCAATAGCAGCTTGTGGAAATGATGATGACAATGATGCAGATGTTGAACTTGTTGGCGAAGCTGGAACAAATTCCGTAAATGTTGGATTATAAAAAGATAATACTTTAGAATTGTTATAAACAAAATTTCCCAGAGGAAGATTAAAATAAACTTGTTGAAAAATAGACGAAGACTGATTTAAAATTTCGTTACCTATACTATCAAATCGATAATTATATGTCCCGTAATTTATGAAACTTGCTATTTGTTGACTGAAATCCGTCATATTATCTAACAATTTTAAAAATATTATTATGGTCAAGAGTATAAACACTTCCACTTTGTTCTACTCTTACTAAGATTTTGAAATATCTTTCCTGTGGAAAACTTGTGGTATCTAGCATAAAATAATTACCATTAAGATTACAACTTAATTGTGTATATTGGTCAAAATCAAGTATCATTTCTTCGGTTTCATTATCTTTAATTGCATAATATGATGACGTAGGCAAATATTGTGGAATAAGAAATTGAGTAAATTGGGTTTGTCTGTCAAAATTTTTAAGTGGAAACTCTGGTCTAGCAAAAACATTTACCTTAATTATATCACCAGCAGTTACAGATGATGGAACATTCTGAATTACTGTAGCAAATGAACTTTTAACATTAACAGGATTGATAACCGATGAAGTTGTATTGAGGCTACTTGTGTAACTGTAACTAGAGCTCATTATACTTCCAGAAAACGGCGCATAAATCTTATAGCCGGCAAGAAGACCATTAATAAATACACCACTAAATATACCATAACTAGAAGTGGAATAACTATTAGTCAATGGAAGTTCCGTTACAGACCCAAATGCTGACCCACTGAAATAATTACCATCAAAAGTTACTACAATTCCAGAAGGAAATGATGATGGATATGATGAACTTATGATAGTACCATCTATCATTGATTCATTCCAATTACCAATCAAAAACCCTCTACCCAAAAGATATCCATCACAGAAACTTGAAGTAAAAACACTTCCACTAAAAATTCCATCTGTAAAAGTTCCCATAATTAATGATATTGTAATAGATAAAGAAGGATTACATGGACCAAGACATGTTGTATTATCAATTGCAGATTGAATACATGGATCGCCAGTTGCACAGTTATATAGACTACTAGAATAGGAATATGCTATCGCTCCTTGTTGAGTAGGATTGCAATTACATCCTTTATTTACAAAAAACGGTATGGAACCCGGTCCAAATTCCTCCTGAAAAACGTGGTCACTCGTCCAGTCATATTGGTTAAATTCATTAAACTTATCACCCCAACCATATATGTCATGACCTTCGTATTGTGATTGATTTTGACCTTGATTAAGATATGCTAGACCTTCCTGTACAAACCCCGGCACATTAGGATATGGAGAATACATTGACGGAAATTGACCATCAATAACCCAACTATCACCAGTTCTGGAATAAAAGTTTGGTATGCATGAACTACAAGTAGAAATTAAACAAACTGTAGAACTACTAACCATACCAACAAAATCCCCATTGATAGACATACTTGTTATCAACCCAGAAAGTCCAGTTGCTTGAATTATCCCACTCGCATAAGAATTTGTGATAAAAGAACCACTAGAGCCACTAATAGGGTCAATACTAGAAGAAAAGGACATATTACCAAATCCTGTGAAACAACCAAATAGGAAACCACTTATAGAACCACTATCACTAACACTTCCAGAAATACCTGCAGGAATTGTAGAAATATTCGCACTAGAAGTGATTATACTACCCGTTGACCAAGAAAAATCACTCCATCCAACATCCAAAATAGGTTCATAAATAGTGTTAGTATCCTTACTAAAGAAATACAAACTCATACCTGAACTTGTTGGTGCAAATTCATCACCGCTGATTAAAACAATTCCATTATTAGGAACTGTTCCACTTACCCATGCATTGACAATGGGTGTAACATCCACATTGATGTCACCAACCTGATAATTAAAAGACTGAGTAACAGATAAAGATGAAATATAAGATGAACCTGTAGTAGCCCAAGGTGTGCCTCCATCATAATCTCTATATATCCAGTTAGCCCCCTGTGATGAACCGTTATCAGATACATATCCATTACCCATTACCCAACTTTCAGAAATTGGAAAAGCATAAATATGATATTGTATAGGTAATTCAAATTCCCTTGCTACCTTTAATTTTAGTCTAAATTCTGGATTAACAATATCCCTACTAGCAATGGACTGAGAAATAGCAGTTATGTCAAATTGAACTAATGCTCTATTATCATAAATTATATCAGAAATGGTTGTATTTTGTTGTGGTAAAATGTCAGCTCCATTAACACTTCCTGAAATAATTTGACCAGTAAACCCAATCACATTACCGTTAAAGTACTGTAAATAATCAGTCCAAAGATAACCAGAAACACTTCCACTAAAAATACCTGTAAAACTACCACTGAAATTTGTCAATGAACCTGTAAAAGCTGAACCACTCAATAAAGAAGATGAAAGATAACTACCTGTCAATATTCCATTAAAATTAGAAGCAGTTACATTTGCATCAATACTACTTGTAATCACTCCCGATGCAAATGATGCTGTCCCATAAATGGAAGAATTAACAATAGAACCTGAAAATCCTGACACACATAAATTTAATACCGTTCCAAAGATAGGAATAGTTGTAGTTGGTGATGTGCTTTTAACAGTAATCGTTTCAGTACCTACACGCAAAATTTCATCCAATCCAAAATTTAGGTCTTCAAGTCCTACAGTGTTGGTTATGAATGTGTCTTGTGATGGATAAATGAAATGATGCATATTGTTTAATCTTACCTAATTTACATTGTGGTTCCTTGTATATCACTGTTTGGATATTTTACTTCAAAAATGGATGGGTCCAAAGAAGGATAAATTATGTCATTTTTAGTAGCAGCTGAAATATCGTATGCTACGGGAGAATAATTTCCACCATTGGTTGTTAATGGTGTAAGATTGATAATATTTAACGATACAACCGTCTGAACACCTTCAACTTTAGCAATTTCCAATCTTAAGCTACTTAAATTAATAGGTTGTGAGAATTCCCATTTATCTATATCAAAAAAAGCTTGAACAGCAGCAATAGCATTTGTTAATACATCTTTCTTATTATAACCTTTGAAAACACTGATTGTAAATTGGACTCCTATATTGATTATATAACCATCAATAACATTAATGCCATCAGTCAACATTCTATAACGTCTCAAATAAGTCAACAAATTAGTTACCAACGCTTCATTTGATTGAGTAAGATTTCCATTTTCATCAAATGACAAAATATAAAGGTTAACAGCAAAAGGATTGCTTCTATCAAAAGCAACATTCCTAAAATAAGTTTGGGTATTGGCATTATTAACAATAGCAATATTGTCTTGACTAACTGTTCCTGTTAAAATTTGATTTTGATATACATCCAAACTATTATAAGTTATAACCTGCGCTTTAGCAATTGAACCATATTTTGGGGGTAATGCATATACTCTTGCCAAATAATCATTTTGTGTAACTACTCTATTCTGAGCTGCAAAAGCAGCAATAGCATTTTGCCGAATATTGTCATTACTTTCAGGTCCAGCACCGCCCACGGTAGCATCTGGGTTGTTAACTTTTAAAGAACTTTGAACGGTATTGAGAAGTGACGTTTGTTCAGGTGTAAGTCCATCTGTTGAATTGTTTATAGTAACTGAATCGACATTGATAATGGAATTTGATGGTGAATTTGACTCAAAACCACCACCAATTGTATATGTTACAGTCAATGTAGTATTTTGTGGTGCTAATCCGTAAGTGTCATTATTAAGAAAATTAGAAGGGTCTATTGGTAAATTAAGATTACTTATGTTAGATAATCCAACTCCAATTTGTTGTGAACTTAAATTAATAATTTCATCAGCAAATCCACTCGTTCCAGCTCCAAATTGCAAATATGTTTTATTATTTTCATCTACATTAACTGTAAATCTTCGTGATGTTTTCAAGTAATCAAGAATATAAGGAACAGTACCTTGATAAGTGGAAAGCGTTCCTTCAAATGCTTCATTATTTGGAACATCAGTAAGAACCATTTCTTGAGCTAAGAAATCAACTTGATGCCATTGATTATTATCAGAATCAACCACGCTTATGATTTCCAAAACATTATCCTCATCAAGATAAAGATTTATAAATGGTTGCATTGCACTAATTGTAAAAGTTTTAGTTACAATTTGTCCTGAACGAATATTAGAAGTTTTTTGCAATAAGAAAAATGTGGGAACTCCTGTATTATCTCTTTGATAAACTGATGAAGTCAACGGAGATAAGTTGGTATTAACTGTGAAATCTATGGTTTCAGAAGTCAAAAAATATGCACCAGCATTATTAGACACTTGCATATTTTCCTGAATACTTAATGCATAATTATTATCAGGAACATAATTTCCATTCTCATCAACTGTAGTAGGACAAATTTGAGATACATTTATCTGTCCGGTGGCACCTTTTGCCGGCGAAGTTGTATAACCAAGATATTTTGCTAGAGCGATAATATTTTTTCTCTCTGTTGTATTATAAAGAAGACCCTCTTTGAAAGCATAGTCAGTATAATAAGATAAAACATCTCCAACATAAGATGCCATTTCAATAAACATCATACCCGGAGCTGCATCATTAAAATCAGCATAAGTGTTTGGAAAATAATACTTGGCAAAATTAATAAGATTTTGGCGAAATTGAGAAAAATCCTTATTGAGATATCTTACTTCTTTACTATTTGGCTGAAAGCTTTTTTGTGTTGTTGTTGCCATAAATTACTGTAAGGCATTATTAATTGTTACTATTACCGTGTCAATTTGTTTTGTTAAATTTACCATGAAAGTCACAGCAATTTCCAACATATAAATATCTGTTTCTGCTATTATTTGATTACTTGTTAATAAATTAGCAGTTACATTAGTAACCGTCACATTTGGTATCCATGATGATATATCTTCACTCACTATATTAATTGCTTGGTCTTTCAACGTATCTACGTTTTGTTCAAAAACCAAATTCCATAATCTTGTTCCAAATGTTGGTTGAAATCTTTTTTCTCCCTGACGAGTATTTAAAAGATTAGTAATATTGGTTTTAACTTGTGTTAAAGTATCAAACGATTGTGCAAAATATCCACTATTACCATCTTGAATTGGTAAAGTTAATCCAATTGGAACTGCTGATATAGGATTTGTGACTATAGTTGCCATAATTATCCAGATAAAAGTTTTGTAGTATCAATATATCCTCCACTAGCTGTTCCCTTTTTCTGTTCATCTATCCTTTTCATAATAGCTCTAAAGTCCTTTTTGAAAACCTTCTTTAAAGCAGCAGGAACTTCAGCTCCGCCATCTAAAGCAGATGGTTGACTTACTTCTGATGGCTGTCCTACTATTTGTTTCAGGAAATCTATTTTAGTAGCAGGTTGTTCTGATTCCATATTTTCCTCTTGACCTATTTTTGCCATTCCGCCACCAATCAATTCTATCAAAGATGCATCAGTTGTTTTCTGTAATGGTTTGAAATTACGAGCAGTTTCAGCCAAAACAGAATTAAGTTTTGGATTTTTTGTTTGTATGATAGCAGCAGTAGATTCTGGCACTTCTTCAACATCTTCAATTATCTTAGAAGGATTATTGGATTTAATTTCCTTTACCATTTCCACCAACACCTTACCCATAGCTTTACTGACCTCTTCTGCTACCGTTTTTTTAACTTCTTGTCTTACCAAGTGTCGAATAGCTTTTCTTAATTCATCTATTTTCATATTATGTATTATGTTTTATAATTAGACCCGCCCCATCCGCCCGGAACTCCAGTCCCAGAAGGTGTGGTTATTGTTACAGGTGATGCACCGTTTGGAATAGTCCCACCATTCACACCCGGTGCTAGCCCGCCACCCACTACAAATACTCTTCTACTCATTAATAAATTTAAAGTATCTCTTAATACAATCAAAGATGCTATCTGAACCGATGCTTGTGTTTGAACCGGATTTGGGCCACCCACTGTTCCACCCTGTGCATCCGGATGATTGTGTTTATACCAATGGGTATGTTCCAATAACCAATTACACAAATTATACAGCCAATTGACCGATGTTTGCCCAAGCAAAACAGGTTCATTAGTCTGATTATATTCTCCTAAATAAATAGCCGGGGAATTTAATACCGTTTTATTGTTTGTGTTAATAACTATTTGATTTTGAGCATCAACTGTAAATTCATCATCCGTAACAAATGCCATTCGTTTTTTTGAATATTGAAACATTTCGTTTCTTTTAGCTGAAATAACAATTCTATCACTGTTTATTACTATCTGGTCACCTAATAATTTAGGAAATACAAATAAAGTATTACCGTTAAATTTAGATTGTTCTTCTCCCATTCCCCACATTTTCTTTAAGCATGTTGTTTGAAATGCACTTAAAGTAACACCTGATGTAAGATGTATAGAAGAACCATCATTATTAATATCTTCTAGCATGTAACCACCAACATTTTTCTCATCATCACTTGTTGAATTTAATGGTCGTTGACGATTGCGAATAAGAAGCATAGGATTGCCGCCACCTGCTTCTGTTTTAGAATATGGATTGGTTATACCACTACCTTTATAATCAGCATATCCACTGAAATCAGAATTATAACCTTTATCATTATTTCTGTTGTCATCATAAGAAGCAAATCGAATAGACTGCCCAAAACGACTTTCAAAAATCAAATCTCCTTCTCTTCTCTTAAGGCATCGTATTCTATTATTATAAAAAAAATATCTTCCTAATGCACCTACATATCCAACACTACCTAAAGAGTTTAACTTAGAGGGTGGTCCAATATACGGAATTTTTGGGTCTGTAGAATTAACCAATAATTCTCTATTTCCTTGAATTATAGATTGAGGATTATCTCTAAATCCACCATACGCTAATTCCATATTAAAATTAGCATCAGCGTTAGGAGTATTAAAGATGTTAATTTTTCTTGTATAATAATATTGACCCAAATAAAATACTACACCAACAATTTCATTTAATACAGGATATTCTGATATATTGGATTCCAAAGGTATTGCCCATATCAAATCTTCTTTAGCTACATTACGTTGACTATAAAGAAGCCTGACTTGCGCTCTACCTACCCAAGTATAATCTTGGTCGGTATTTAGAGGCGGTTTTCCATTTATACAGACAGGCCATTGGTCAGGAATCAATTTATAATTTTTTTCTTTAAAATAAGGATGATTTATGTCTAATATTATATCTAAGACTATAGCAGGTTCTATTTCATAAAATTCATCAGCAGTAGTCTTACCCTTTCGCATACCAGCAGAAAGAGATACTGTATCTAACGAAGGAGCAAAGTTACTAAAAGGTCTATTCCAATATGACATAACTTATTCCTTTTGAGAAATAGTTTTAACAATAACCGAATCTGATTTCTTAATCTCATCAATAGTAGTCATCAATTCTTTTTTTTCTTCTTCACTAAGACCAAAAGAACCACCACCGGCTTCAACATTAGCTTGAATAGCCATAATTCTTTGGCAAATTTGAGCCAATTTTACAAGATGTTCGTCATTAGAAATGCCTGCATCAATATATTGTTTTATAAGAGGAACAACTTGCATAGCATCGTTAACCGTTTTAATCATTGGACGCAAATCTCCAATAAAAATTTCGATTTGTTCTTTGCGATGAGTTTGATTAGTAACAATATCTCTACATAAATCCCTGAAGGATTTTCCTTCAAATAATTCAAAATCAGTTTCCATACCCTATAAATAGAGGCGTATGGTATTTTATTAAACCTTTATGTAATTTTCGGTATTTATAGAACCTTGGTTAAGATAAGAACGGGATATGTTATTTTGATATTGTTTCATCTTGTTGATTACTTTAGTAATTTGCTGGGTTTTACAAGACGAAATTTCTCGGATATAGAGATATAAAGCTTTTTTATTGAATGCATCTATTCGGTCAGAACTTCTAAACAATTCAATAACCGCATTAGCTATATCTAAATCCCTTTGTTTGGTAAAAATTTTTCCTACATTATTTTCCCAAAATTTTATCATCAACTCCATGAATTCATGCATTTCTGCATCTTTATAATGTTTATCTTCGGTTTGAAGCTGAACTGTATTTTCATCATGCTCTTCACTTATTTCGACATGTTGGTTACGTCTTTTATAAGTTGAGTTATTTAACGCAATTAAATAATGTTTTGCTATAATTGAAAAATAAGAAAAAGCTTTACCCTTTCCAGCTTCAAATTTATGTATGTTTGATACTAAATGAGCGACAGTTTCTTTTTGAACATCCAAAGGACCAATTTCAAAATAACTAAATTTAAATGTATTAAAAATATTCTCAACTAATTTTTCAAACGGATGTTTAATTTTAGTATTGTAAATATCTTCTCTAATTTGAGAATCAGTTGTGTTATTATATTTAATAATAGAATCCTCAGTATCTTTAGTAAAATACATCTTACTAATGGAGGTGTTACTACTTCTTTTACCTCGTTTTGGTGGTGTAATTACTACAATGGGAGATACAGATGATATTATAGGATTTTTTATAACTCTTTTCTTATGATATCGGCGCATCACCTTTCTTCTATAATGACGAACAACTCTTTTTTTTCGATGAATAGTTTTTTTTCTTAGTTTTCTATTCTTCTTATTGAATTTATGGACATGACTATGCTTCAGGGTTTTTTTCTTCTTCATAGAAAATTTTATTCTCCTTCTTCTTCTATGGTTTCTTCAGTTCTATTATTAAGATTCTGTATAAGGTCTTTCATATCTTGAAATACAATGCCAACTTCATCGTCTTTTTCAAACATTTGCTTATCATCAAGCATTTTCATATGTGCCCAAGTCTTTAGAACTTGTATTCTCCATTCAGATATCCAGCTTATATACAATTCATTTATTACAAGTTGTCGTTCACCTGCTTTTAAAAGGAGAAAGTTGAAAACAACAGATACTATTAATAATATTAACAACAATATAACTAAAGAAATTAACATATGTTATTCTTCTTCATATTGGGGGTCATCTTGAAATTCTTGAATATATTCAAGAGCTTCTGCCACGGCATCCCAATCATTTTGTTTTATGGCTTTACTTAATAGTTCTACTATACAATTTATATCAGATTGATTCATCATTAATTACATAAGGATTATCAGCGTCATATATAGTTGAATAACTAATTAAATATCAAAATTTTTAATATAATTGAGTTTAATATATGTTATTCATTTTGGCAAGTATTAAAGTTTAAACATTTGTTTATACCACAATGGCATATTATATTTAGGTTTCTTTTCTTCTATTTTCTCTACTTTTGGTTCCTCTTTGACAGTAGGCAAAGGTTCTGAATCAATTTTTGGTTGAGATATGGGTGGTGGCAAAGGTTCTGGTTCGCTTTTCAACAATACTGGAATATTATTTGTATTTCTATCATATACGGATTCATCTTCTTTTCTATAAACAGCTACATTGTATGCTAAAACTAAAGAAATTGCCAATGGGTCAAATACAAAAATTAAACATAAAATAAACCATCTAGCTACAGTATCCAATGGTAATTTTAATGCATCGGCAACAAATTTAAAAGTCTGAATATCTTTTCTTGCTACTATTGTTGATTTTAACTGATTAATTTGATTGTCAATACCACGAATAGTATCAATAGATTCTTGTATTTTTTGATTTTCTTCTTTTATACTCTTATCAGTATCAGAGATTAAATCCACCGTTTGTTGTTGTGATGATTGATTCCACTTTGAAGAAAAAAGACCTTTCTTTTCTATCACGTTATTTATTGTAGTTTCTTGAGAAGCCCGAAGTTTAGTAAGGTCATCAATACGCTTTTTAGCCACATCTATTTTATCTTTGTAATAGGTTTTTTGGTCCTGTACATTTGATATCTTTTCTTGTGCCACATTAAATTCTGAGGAAGATTTTTGATAAGCAGCCGATAAATAACCAAAAATACCTAATGACGTTATAAGCATTAATACCAAAATAGCACTTATTAAATATGCTTTTAAAAATCCCCTACATTTTGTCCAATAACGATATAGAAATGTAACTCCAACCAATTTACCTATTTCAAGAGATGACGCCATAATTACAGCGGAAATAAATGCTCCTGCAAAAAGGGTTGAAATACCATAAACACTAAAAAATGCTGCACACAATGCTATAAAAAGTGCTGAACATCCTAATATCCATGAAAATTTAGACTTTAGTAAGTTTTTGTCTTTCATTATGAATTCATCAGTAGTAATATATTATAACTATTTTACGGATGTAAAACCATGAAATTAGTTAAGAATTTTCCTTCAGTACTACTATTATCACCACCAGAAAATGACATAGTATATCCATTAATAGTTTGACCTACTGGACTGATATATGTATTAATACCCTCATACCCATAAGGTTCGTATCCATTATAGGTATTTACAACCGTATAATATTTTGTTGGCATAGGATTATTAAACGTAATACAAATGGCATTTCCGGGTAAATGAGTGTGTAATGTATTTACACCTAATGGTGAAGACCAATTATTATCTGGTAGAATATTACTTGCATTATTATTACCTAAATATACAGCAGATTTTATGTTATATGAAGCTGATGAAATAAGTATAGTATCATATTTGTTTGCTTGCGCCATTAATATCGTACCAAAAGCACGTATCATATTAGCAGATGGTGGTGTATAACTTGCTGTTGCTGAATAACTTGAACTCAATGAGTTAAAAGCATATGAGGCACTAACTGATGGAATAAATGGACTCCACGATGAACTTATTGACTGTGAAGCCCACGATGATGATAACGACCAAATAGACCGAGAAGCAAACGATGATGATAACGACCAAATAGACCGAGAAGCCCACGAAGAACTAGCAGGCGATGATGCCCACGAAGCACTTATTGTATAACTTGAACTTATTGCATAACTTGAACTTATTGCATATGAAGCAGTAGATAAATTAGGATAAATTAAATAACTGGAGCTAATACTCATAAAAGCCCAACTGCCTGAGTAGGCATATGATGCTGATACAGATGAAAATGAAGAACTAGCATCAACAGACGAAGATATCCAATTCGCTAACACTGACAATGGTACTCTAAAAGTTGTTAAAGAAGAACTTTGAACTATTGGTATAAAATCACTTGATACAACTACACTATCCGGATTTAAACCACTGATTGGTATGCTTTGTAATGACATATTTTTATATTCCTTTTAAGTATAAGTATTACATATCGTATAATGCCACCCATCCATTATTTATTAACGTCTGTAAATTGTTTAATGCTGTACTATCGGGTGCGCCATTTCCTCTTATATCAACTGTTCCGCTAATCATACTAGCAGATAAGCTACTAGATGCTAAATTAGCTGTAATATTCTCCAAAACTGTCGAATTAAGACTACAACTTTGTAAAGATAAATATAAAACTCCTGTCGGTATGCTCGGTAAACTACCTATATTTGGACAATTATTGAAAGAAAGATAACCCAATTGAGCAGGTAAAGGTGTTAGTGAAAAGTTTAATAATGAAGTATTATTATTCATTGACATAGTAACTATGGTATCTGGAAGGGCAGATGGTAAAACTTGTATCTGATTATTATCAGCCAAAAATGTATATGACCCTGATGGAAGAACACTTGGTAGTGAAGTCAGTTGATTTAAAGAACAATTCAAATATGATAATGTTAATGGTAAATTTAAAGATGTCAAATTGTTATTTGAGCAATTTATATACGACATGGATGTTGGAAAATTTGGTAATGATGTTAAGAAATTACCATCACAACTTAGAGTACTTAACGATGAAGATTGGAATGTGTAAAACGATGCCAAAGAGCAATTTGAACATGATAGAGAAGTTAAAGAATTAGGTACACCACTCAATATTGATAATGGATTATTTGAAAAATTTGATTCTGTGACGCTATTCAATGTCCAATAATAATACATTGATGTCAAACCTTGGTTAATGGCATCTAATGTAAATATTTGTTTATTAAAAGACATTGTGTAAAATAAACCTGTAATATAATCCGTAAAAGGACCACCATCTGTGGATGTAAATGTGAATACAACAGAACTAGATGGAAACACACTTAAACTTAATGGAACATTTACATAAGAATTTACCGTGTCACTTTGACTGGAAATTTTAAATCGAACAGTTCTCGTTGGTTCAATTTTAATATTATTTGATGAACTCACAAATAACATATAAGAACCATAAAAACTTGATTGCCCCATTAAGGAAAACGGAGTTTCTATAGTTCCACTAGCATATTGATTATCCCAAGTATATATAATAGGGACATTCACTGATATTGGAGTTGAATCCAACAAAGTCTGGAATCCTGTATTTCTATCCATTGCGGAAAGATATACAATTCCATTTGTAGGAACTGATGATGTAAAAGGAACAATTACAGTTCCCATAGCTTCAATGGGTGTTATGGCCTCTGCTGCTGTGGACCACAATATATCTACATCATCAAGTTGTGCCATATTAACTGATTGAGTATATGCTAAAAAGATACCATAATTAGCCATTATATTAGCTATGACTTGTGCAGCCATAGCATAAGATGATGTTCCATTAGTTGAAGAAAATATCAAATAACTAGACGACCCCGGAGCCGATTGTTGAGCATAAAGAGCATATGAAGCTGTAGCTGTTGGTCCTCCAGCAACATAAGACGCAGTATCAGATGTAGTCGAATGCTGTACATTTTGAGTGGTTATAGCATACGATGCCGTTCCATTATTACTTCCACTATTATAAAGTAAAAAGATAGCATTTTGAGCAGTATTTGATGTGAAAGAAGTTATAGCATATGATGCCGTTCCATTGGGCACACCTGAATAAAGTAAATACGAAGCAGTAATGGAAGTTGCTCCTCCTGACCCACTCATAGCAAATGAAGCAGTCAAAGCATATGAAGAACTATTTGCAAGCAGAGCAAAAGAAGCGGTATCTGATAATGAAGATTTATTTGAATAACTTGATGAAATTACCGTTCCATGTACTTCACTCCCCAAAATATATGAAGCTGTATCAGCATTTACTGCATAAATTGCATAAAGACTTCCACTTGCATTCAACCACAATGCCAAATCATATGCTTGAATTTTTTTTGATTCATTAGCACTTATATCTACAATAAGAAATATATCATTTGGTTGAACTTCAGGTGCTGTAAGTTCCACTAACTGTGTTAATAATTGATTTCCTATATTTGGCATAAAATTGTTATTATTAGTAATATCCTATTAAACGAATCGTTGTTCCACCATCTGCTGTTTGTGTCACACTGAATTGAAATGTTAAAGGACTAATTGAAGAAAGAGGAAAACTTCCTTGTGCACCAACTGCTACATTATCACCACTGCCTGCTGAACGAAATGCTATCAATACATAATTTGAAGCAGTAAAAAAGGAATCTGGTCTTATATAAACAAATCCGGTAGTATTTGTATTACCATTTACAGACCATGCATCTAAAATAACCACGCTGGTTCCAACCGGAATATAAGGACTACAATCAAATGTTGTAAATGCAGATTGTCCTGTACCAGAAAAAATAGTAACGGGTGCTATAAAAGTAGGAGCAAATCTTGGGCCATTGTAAAAACTTGCTGTCTGTGCGGTATTACATGATATTGCTATACTTGAAGTATCAGAATATAATGACGTATTGGAATATGATGATGTATTGGAATACGATGCTGAAATAGTAGTGAGCGACGTTACAGAATACGATGATGTTCCATTATTACTTCCACTGGAATAAATTAAAAACGCGGCATTTTGAGCAGTATTTGATGTAAGGGAAGTTATAGCATACGAAGCTGTACCATTAGGTGTTCCAGTATATGACAAAAATGAAGCAGTATTAGCAATATCTGATGTAATTGAACAAAATGCAGAATATGAAGAAGATGATGCTGTAATAGCATAAGAACTTGTATCAGCAAGACTCGCCCAACTTGATGATATAGATTGTGACGCATTAGTAGCAAGAGGTATAATACCATCAATACCACTAGCCAAAATATAAGAGGCCGTATCTGCATGAGCAGAATCATAAGCCAAAAAACTTCCACTACTTTCAATAAATAGTAATAATTGTCCTACTGGAAGTTGTTTAGACTCCCGTTGACTCATATCTGTGACTAGAAAAACATCATTTGGTTGTATTTCTGGTGCATCTAATTCCAGTAAGGAAGATACTTTTTCATTATCAGACATAATATAACCTATAAATAGACTCTCAAATCGTTTTTTTAACTTTTTTGACAATGAATTGAACCAATCCACTTCTTACAATATCATTATCGGTAAATCTAAACACTTGAATTCCATTAGCTCTCGATTCTTCATCATCAAAATAAGATATCATTTTAAGAAATCCGGTTTTACCGTTGAGGTCCGATTGTTCAGGGTCACCCAAAATAAACATTTTACTAAATTCTCCTACCCTAGTAATCAATGTAAATAATTCTTTAAAAGTCATGTTCTGCGCTTCATCAGAAATTATTACTCTAGCATTCCAATTTAACCCTCTAAGAAATCCAACTGGGATAGATGAAATTCTATTTTCTTTTTTTAAAATATCTATATCATTTTTTGGTAATAATTCTACTAATTTATCCGTTAAAGGAGCTAAATATGGTGCCATTTTTTCGTCAGCTTCTCCGGGTAAGAATCCAAGTTTAGCTTCTGATGATTCTACTGCTGAACGAATGTAGATTAAATCACTTACTTTTCTTTGATTGACCAGTGTAAGTGCAGCATATATTGCCATATACGTTTTGGACGTGCCAGCAGGCCCATATACGAATACAATTTTTGTATTCTTGTCCATGGCAATTTCCAAAAAATTTTTTTGCTTTTCATTAAGATTTCTTTGATAAATTGATAGAAGATTTTTAATCTTATTTCGTTGTGGGATAATAGGGCTTATGTCCTTAACTTCATTAGTGTCGATTCGTTTGGTTTTCATCAGTATTTATTACGGACTTTTCCTTTAGAATTTTCTGTAACTTGACTACCTTTGGACAATATTCGTAAGCTTCTTTTTCTACATAGTAAGAATAAATATTGTTAAGGTTAGTCAAATAATCTCTCTCTGATAATGTTATAACAAAGTCAGAATTTTTAAACTGAAATACTTCAACAAGAGGTAAATTATGTTCAATAGCAAACGCAATCATGTTTATGACTTGCTCCATCATGTCAAACTTAAACTTTTTGGAAAAAAATTGCAATTCCTTATTATCAGATGGTATAACATATAGAGTTGGTATATTTTTATTATTTTTTTCTACCATATCTTCATTGAATAAATATCGGCAAAGACGTACAAAAAGAAAAAACGTGGTAGATTTCTCTACCACGTTACGTATAAATTTAGATAAATATTTTTATTTTTTTACCAAATGCGATGCTTCTTTTTATCATATTGAACGATTTCAATTTTCGTTCCATCAGGCCAACGACTGATTACTCTGTTCCAAAAATTCATTTCAGAAATTGCCCTTGGGTCATCCCGTTCTGGATAATCTTTGTCAGATACTCTTAATCCACCACGAACAATAACATAACGTGGCGCTGTATCTCCCGGCGACCAAATAATTTCCTCTTGTTTCATTATTTCGGCTATGGGTACTTCTAAAGTAAGGATTTCATCTGATTGCATTTCCTTTGTTCTTTTTTTGTTTGACATAATTTGCTCTTATTTGTTTGTTTAAGAAATTTACAATCGATTGTGCATCTGCTTTTTCTATTATTACATCATCACCACTAAGGTCTTTTCCACGAATTAAGTCCCAAACAAGTTTAAGGCGGTAAGAAAAAGAAAGTGGACATGGAGATTGATTCCATACGGAAACATAAAAATCAGGTTCTACACCTTCTTCAATCCAATAATCATCGTAAGTAATTTCCAGAATATGCCCATGGCATTTACAACGAATCAGCAATATTTTATCATCCTTTATTACAGGCATAATTATATCATATCACAGGTCTGTTAAAAGTCAACACTATTTCATTTGTAGCAATGATACTTATAATAGTGAAAAATAATAGTGGATATACTTGTTTCGACAATATGAAATTTCATGTCGGATGTTTAATCCGCGTTAGCAGTCTTCTATTGCACAAAAAAATTCTCCCATCTGAATATTTCAGACGGGGAATGTTTTTTATTCATGGAATTATTAGAGCTTTTCTTCAGCTTTAACATAATGCCACCTGTCATATTCTGACCTACATGCTGTATAATCAGCAGTATGAATTATGCGTGGTAAATTAGTTGATAAATACATTTCAGGATTATATTGTTTTAGATATTTTTCATTGGAATCATTGAACAAACCATCTGATAATTTAATACCAAGGTATTCCTTCCAATCATAAACTACACCATACTTTTGAAGTAGAAATATAGCTCTATCAGTAACTTCCATGTAAGGAAGATTAGGATTCATTTTGTAAAATTCACCCTTCTTATACTTCCAATCTTGGTCTTGTGGAGCATAATATTCACCAAATTCAGGGTCACCAAGTTTTCCTAAATCGTGATGCATAGCTGCAAATACCATTTGTTCATCTGTAAAATCAATATTTGCTCCAGCAATTTCAAATAATTTCTTTCCTGCAAAAGATAATCTGATTACATGCATAACATGTTGCAAATATCCACCCGGATAACACAGATGAAAATGTTCACACATTGATGCAGGTGCAGTTGCTAAAGGTAATCCCAACGAATCTTCTTCATCAGAATACATTTTTAGAAGTTTATCTTTTCTTTTACCAATGAAAGTATCACCAACAAATTTCAAAAATTCTTGGTAATTTTCTTGAATTTCAGCATCAGTCAAATTAGTTTTGTCAATCATATATTTTTCCTTCTGTGAAGCATACTAACACAGATTAAGAGAAAATCAATTTATTATATTGACAATAAAATTATAGCAATAAAACCAAATATTATACCTATAATTTGAAGTATGGTAAGAGTTTCATGAAATATTAAAATACCTATTCCCAATGTAATTATCATATAGCCTACATTCCAAATAGTTCCTAAAATAGAAAGTGAATTAAGCTTTTTTAAGGCTGGTAAAAAACAGATAGAAGTTAAAATATAGAAAAGAAGAGCTAGAAGAGCAAATTTTGAACCACCTATATTAGCAAATAATTTTGAAAAATATTCACCAAATCCATAAAATGTCATTGCTATAACAACTAAAATAAAAACACCCATTGTCATATCTAAATGATACAACAATGGGTTTTTATAATCAACTTATTTTATTTAATGGTTTTATTAAAAATATGGATTTGCCATAATACTTTCAATAGTTCCTTTCGGCATATCATCAAGAGTTTTTACAAACTCTCGCATCATACGAAAACTATGAGGAATCAATTCATCAGGAACATCTTTAACTCTGTCAACAAATACCTTTAATTGTTTAGCTGCCATAACGGCAGCTACATGGGTTTTAGCCATAAGCTGGTCATGCGATTCAGGTGTAAACTTTTTACCCTCTTGATCAGTATCTATTATTTTAGAAACTTTTCCAAATATTTTTATGAATTCAAATTGACAATCTAATCCTGAATCCCATGTATCATTGTTTGTTCCTATATATGTCAAAATTGAATTCCGTTTATCTTCGGGTGTTCGCCTTCCAAATAAAGGATGAATACTTGTAACTCTGTCTGTTGACGAAAGAAGTATATCAGTTGATGGTTTTTGAACCGAACATACATTTATTAGATGTTTATCAGACAATTGTGCTCCCCAAGATGGGTATGCAGATATAGGAATAGCAAGAATAACACTTTCTGCATCATCACAAATTTCAAAATGAGGAGCAAGTAATTCTTTAAGAAAAGAACCAAACGCCCCATCACCTATAATTTTAAGTTTCATAAATCCTTATAAGGCCTTATTTCAAATTGCATGTTTCTATTATTTGGATTAAGCATTTTCAAATCATTTACTCTTTCCAATAATTTTTCTGCTTTAGATAGACTATAACATTTAACATCTGCACCAACATCTGAATCTGCATCTTGAACCCATTTATTCAAAGTTAGATTATAAATTCCATATATGATTGGTGGTTGAAAATTCATAAAGATAAAGATATCAAAAAAAGAAAGAAAAGTCAAGAAGAATATAAAATTGGCGGTAAGTGTAGGATTTGAACCTACGGGTCAGCATTTTTGCCGACCTCCAGTTTTCGAAACTGGCGCCTTAGTCCACTCGGCCAACTTACCGTTTAAATCGTTTTCTGCCATTTCGTCTGCCACAAATGGGGCACTTTTTCCACGGTCTTATTAAGACTCTATCACAACCACACCAAAGAGAAACTTTTCGTGGCACTAAAGTCTTATCCCTATTTGTTTCAGGGTAATCATCGTCATAATAACTCTGATTCATATTACCATTTACTACGGCCTTTACTATAATATTCCCAACAACTATTACAATTATTTGTTGGCGGACTTACAGGAATATAATCTGGATGAATTTTACAAGCAAATGGATTTGTTGATGGTTTTATTGCTTCGATATTAAATTTTTTGCCATCTGGTAATACAAAACCAATTACTACCTTTTCAGGGTTTTTTGATTTTTTAGCAAATAAAAATTTTACCCATTTTAAAAACATTTTATTTATAATTTCAAATAAATTGGCGGATGTGGAAGGATTTGAACCTCCGGGCCGATTTTCACCGACCTCTTGCTCTCCAAGCAAGCGCTATAAGCCACTCTGCCACACATCCTAAAACAACGGATTTAATAACCTGTTGGAATCTCGTCCAACGGCAAAGCCACTGCTTTCGATTGTGGCCTCCTAACACGGTCTTCGGTAAACTTTAATTACCTACTTATTACCCGTGATTGTCCTGAGTATCAAATACGTCAGGATTTAACTGTAGGTATCCGTTGTTAAAATTGGCTGATTACCCATGACTCGAACATGGACGAACGCTTTCAGAGAGCGTCATGCTACCATTACATCAGTAATCAATATTTTGTAATACTCTAAATTGGTGGAGCCACTGGGAATCGAACCCGGATTTTCTCATTGCGAATGAGATGTCCTCCCGTTGAACGATGACCCCATAAAGTTTCCCTTCCGAGAGGAAAACTTCATCTTTCTCACGAAGAGAAAGAATATACTAGATGCGGAATTTACGGTTATCTCCGAAGCTCTTTTTACAACTTACCCCTGTTGAGCGTTTTTAGCGTAGCCACCGCTACGACCTGTTTCGCAGGATTTATTCCCTTTTGGGGTTTTTTGTTTTAACAATATTTAATTGCTGTTACCACATCTAAAACTGGTGGAGCCTAGGGGATTCGAACCCCTGACCTTCTCAATGCCATTGAGACGCTCTACCAATTGAGCTAAGACCCCAATAAAATTTATGACACAGACATAGCCGCGGTTCTGTTTTATCCTTACATTTCTCTAAGCGTGCTATTACCCAGACTTTATAACGAGCAGCACTACTCTTGTCCCTATTTGCACTTGCATCTAATTTGTGGTATTAACGAATCATACCGATTAACCCCTTTCAAGGCTCACTACCAGTTTTTCTCTGGCTACGGCTCGGTTGCAACATTTACTGATTCTCCCAATCATCTGCTGTGATGCCGCGAACTTCCTCTAACACATTTAGGTTAGCGTAAGGTCACTTATGTCACAAAAAAATTTCAAAGAACTCTTTATCTATAAATATAAATCAAATACATAAAAATGTCAAGCCTTAAAACAAAAATCGTGTCAATAACAAAATTTTATTGACACAATTCACTATATAAAATTGGTGCTACCAGAGGGATTCGAACCCACAAGTCCAATTACGGACCCCAACTTCTCAGGCTGGTCTGTATGCCAATTCCAGCATGGTAGCAAATTACACTTCTGGTTCTTTAAATATTCCTTGTTTATATTGTTTAATCAAACTTGGATATTTTTTCAAATCTACAGGTGGTTTAAACCCGGTTGAGGCATTTGCCCTTATACCTATTTCAATTTGCTTTTTACTTCTACCTCTATCAAGTGCAGCTTTCACATAATGACGCAAACACAATCCTTGTTTAAATTGAACACCTGCTGCTTGAGCCTTAATAGTATAAGGTCCTAATTTTTGCTGTTCTATGCATTGTGAACAAATATAAATCATTTTATCTTACTGGTTTTTTGTAACAACAAAATTTGAATTTTTTACCACTTCCACAACCGCACGGGGAATACATTCTGATTTGTTTGTTAAATTCTTCCAATTTGGTCAAATCACGTTTAATTTCGGTGTATTTTACTTGTTCTTCAAGTGGTAATTTTTTAAGATCGTCAAAATTTATTAATTGTCCTGTTTCAGTATTCATTTTACTTTACTGGTTAAGTGGTACCCCTTGCAATGCTTGCATTTATATGGCCTTAGTTCAATTACACCACCAAGAGATTCCATCACTAATGTATAAATATGTTCATTTGCCTGTTCCTTTGTAGAAAAGCGTTTTTTATCTTTACATTCAAACTTAGTAATCATGACAAAAATGTTAAAATAACAGAAATCACTATACTACTAATCAAAATATAAATGAGAAGTTTATTATCATATTTGTAATATAATATTTCTCCTAACATTTTATTTTTCTTGATTTTATTTTCAACCTTTTTTGATAATTCATCAATAAAATTATATAATGTTAACATCCTATTTTTCATAAAATTGGTGTGAGTAGCAGGACTCGAACCTGCGATAAAAACTTCCGTGTAAGGGAAGCGCCGTTGCCGCTGGTGCCATACTCACATTAAAATTGTTTTATTCTCCATCCATATTAAATACAATAAATGGTCGGAGTGGGGCGACTCGAACGCCCGATATCTTGCTCCCAAAGCAAGCGCCATAGCCACTAGGCGACACTCCGATTAAATTAACGAGATACCGATTTACACTCTTTTCTGAGGAACCTTTTAATGTTGTTCTCTACAACGTGGAGTCGGTTGCCCGACAAAGTTTTATTGCTGCGTGTATCTCAAATCATTATTTGTTAGAAACTGACGGAATCCCGATTCTCCACCATCTCTTGTTTTAATTCGTGTCTAAAACTTTAACATATTAGACCCTTATAGTTGCTACTACTAAACTGTGCAATTTATTTATCGTATCTGTACACTACTTTCTAACAAACTTAAACTGGTGCCAGAACAATTCGCTCATGAAACGAATTTGCCTGCAGGGCTATCTGGCATAAATTGGTGGTCACTACAGGAATCGAACCTATCTCTTAATCGTGTGAGGATTTTATTCTACCAATAAACTAAGCGACCTTATTTTTCTTCAAAAATGGATATATCTCCGTAAAAATATGTTAGTAATAAATTTTTAATTTTACTAAGTTTTTCAAAATAATCCAATGAAATATTATTTTTTACAACATTTACATCTTCAGATAATTTTTTTGTTTTATCATTCATAAAATTGATGGCAACTTTTTCCACCAATAAACTAAGCGACCATATCTTAACGTCTAAATACTAAAATTAAAACCACTATCAAAAGAACCAAACCTACTCCACTTCCTATATAGATAGTACTACCAAGTATTGGTGTCAATATCATATTCATAATTTTTCTTTCATTTTTTAATGATAATTTATTTTACCATCTTTCTTTTTCCAATAAATTAAGCTATCGTATATTAAGTATTAGAAAAATCTTCTTTCAATGCTTCTTCCGGTGAAAGTCCATCAATACCATAACTTTCCCAAAAAATATCCCAATCGGTATTATTAATACCCGATTCTAAAAACTTATATTTTTTACGAGCCACTTTTTTGATATTTTCAATCCATAATTTTTTTATATTTTTCATAATCAAGAAATCCTCGTATAACCTGCTGGCGTAAAATTATCCACAATCACTTTAAAAGCAGCTAATGTTCCTTTTACTGTAAGTTCTTTTACCACCGGCTTCTGTTTTTTTTGCTTCTTTTTATTTTTCATAAATTGGCGGAAGCGGTGGGATTCGAACCCACGGACCCCCGTTAGAGGGTCACAAGTTTAGCAAACTTGCGCCATCAGCCTCTCGGCCACACTTCCAAAATGGCGGAAGCCAAGGGAATCGAACCCCTGCCGGATTTTATTCCGGTCCAGTTTTCAAGACTGGCGCAGCAAACCAACATCTACCTGACTTCCATAAACTATCTATAAATATATCAAAAACAGTTAAAATGGCAACAAACTAATTTGATATTCGCAAACCATTTGGAGAAAGAGGTTGGTCTATATTATTAGTAACAGTAAATCCGCAAACCGCTTGAGATAAAAATGGAGACTCAACGCTATTAGAATTTATTAAAGTAATGCCATCAAAAAATTGTTGACCTAAAATCAAACCATCTATAGGAATATCCACATGAGGAGCACTCCAGATTCCGCTTTTGCATTGCACCTGATCATAGGCTGCATAAGTTGTAGTAACAATATTATTAGCACTTAAAGATGCTATAATATAATTTGTATATGTCTGTAATTGTGAACCATAATAAATTTTAAGGTTAACGGGCGATAAACTATATCCCGTCATAAAATGAATAGTTACCATTGCTGAATTAACCAACAATGTTGATAGACATATTAGACAAGTAATCAATATTTTTTTCATAAACTATTTAATCAACTATTCGCAAATTGGTTGGTGGAAAAAGTACTACATCATTAGTTGGGACTGTAGATGCACACATCGATTCCCACATTAATACTTCACTTCCACCTTTCCATATATAACTCATTTTATAATAAAATGGTTGTCCACTTATCAAGCCAGAGATTGGCAATTTAGTATAAAAAGGCATATATTCACCCCGGCAGTATATTGGATTATATCCATTAAATGGAGCATTAGTAATGTATATTAAAGTATTTACTGGAAATGAAATAGAATTTGTATAAGACTTTAATTGTGAGCCATAATAAACTTTAATACTATCTATCATATTGGTTGATGGCATACCACCATAGTATATAGTAAGAGTAGATGAACAAGCTATTGATATAGCTGTTAAAAACATTAAACAAAAAACTAAAATATTTTTCATAAATTTTTTTGGAGCCAGCAGAAGGAATCGAACCCTCACGTCCAAGGTACAGGCTTGGCAGGCTACCGTTACATCATGCTGGCATTTCTTAATTTATCACATCGACGTTCTTTAATTTTCTTTAATTTCTTAATGGCCTTTTCTGAAAAAGTTACTCCACCGATTTGTTCTAACTGAAGTAATGCTTCTTCTTCCGTTGTTAATGGTTGACTTAATCTACCTTTTAATGTTGGCCATGTGGTTTTTACTTCATATCATACTGATTTTATTAAATCTTTCTCTGCTACCCAAAATGAAAAATTGCAATACCAACAATCTAATCCAATTCTGGTTGGTCCTTTAACATACTTTCTTTGTATAAGTTTCACCAAATAATCTTCAAGGTCACGTAATGTTCCACAATTTGGACATTTACACTTAAATTTCATAGCATCCATAATATGTCATTTTCCATCTATTCATTTGTTCTATCACAAATTGTTCAGATTTTCCAATTAGTCCAATCATATCTTCAGCAGAAACAATTTCCATAAATGGATGATATTTTACAAATTGTGATTTTAATTTGTTAAAATTATCTTTAATTTGTTCACACATATCATTATTTTGGCAATTTTTTGAAATGTTTTTCAATCCATTTATCAATTTCTTCTTTATGACTACAATACCAATTCCATCCTGTCGGCGTCATTGGGTCTTTTTCTCCATTAGGTAAAAAAAGAAATGCTGGAACTCCATCTAACCACAATATATTTGTATGTATTTCGTATTTCATGTAGATTGGCTGATGCGGTAAGACTTGAACTTACACCTTTCTGCTTCAAGGGCAGGGGCGCTACATTACACCACGCATCAATAAATTAAGTTTTAACTTCTATAGCAATGGGTGGAAATCTCTCTTTCCATTTCAATTCTGTTTCACCATTAACAAGCTTCAACATATATTCATGAAAACAAAGCAATGAACAAAAGAAATGTTCTTGTTTGTCTGTTTTAGTTCGGTAACAGTGATTACAAAACTCACTTTTATTTAGGGTTAAATCAACACTAATACCGCCCAAAGGTATTGTATCGCCACCACAAGTTTCACATCTTATTACTTGCATCATAACTTTACTCCTGTATTAATTCAGCATAAACAAGAATTAATTGATAAACATCACTCAATTTAGATAATTTAATATCCATATAATTTCCAACACAAATTTTTTCTTTGGATAACCAATCAGAAATTTTTGTTTCTATTTCTTCCAAGGTCGAACCCAAAAACAATTTTACTTTTAATATTCTTATCATAAAATGGCTCCCGCCTACGGTTTCGAGCCGTCACTTATGGTTCCAAAGACCACCGTGCAAACCACTACACCATGCGGGAATTAAATTGGCGGGATGAAGGGGACTCGAACCCCCGGTCTTCTGCGTGACAGGCAGACGCTTTATCCGGCTAAGCTACCACCCCCTAATATTATTTTTGGTCTAATTCATATTTTTCATAAAGATATGATTGAAGAGCATTATAATCTGCATCCCATATCATTTCAGTATCTCCTGAAATTATATTGACCGACATAGGCAAATCCACAGACCATAAAACTCTTGTATTCATTTCCAATGTTATATCTCTTGATGAATTTTTCACTTCATCATAAATAGTAATTCTATCTCTTACTTGATATTTCTTTTGCCCATTCAATTTTGTTACAACAGAACCAACAGGTATTTCTTTAACCGGCAATATAACTTTCATATTGATATTATACACCATTAAAGCATTTATGTCAATTAAGAAATTAAAGAGGATTTCACAGTCGTTCCGGGCGTCCAACATGCTAACCATTTGCACCACCGCCCCAGAGGGGCAGGGAGGAATTGAACCTCCATCTTCGGATTTTCGTCTATCTCTCTATTTCTATCAGGGGATTTCACTAATGCTCCGTCGAGCCGATTCCATTCGAGCAAGAGCTCATCATAACACTTACGATTTGAACGTAACCTCCCTAAACGGGCGTGCTACCGGATTACACCAACATAACCAAGGAATGTCTATCCCTGTTTAGCTAAATAATACAACTTTTTTAATTCATCTATAGATTGTGGTAAAACTTTTTTGTAGTCTCTTAAATTTATGGCCATGGCATTCTTTATAGGATATACTTTTACCACTCTTACTTTTTCTGGTTTAAAAACATATATTTCGTGACCGAATTGCCGTGTAGTATCCCTATAATCCACATTCGGTTTTAAATCTGATAAATCTATTTGAGCAGCATATTTTCTGGATTTCTTAAAAATAGAATACCAATTGCCCAAATCTGTACTCAGCGTTAATCCGGGTTCTCCAGAACCACCAATAGCCAATGAAGAAAGGTCTGATGGAGAATGCTTGGGGTCTATTCGAAAATTTGGATTATTGGTTAAATGCCAATAAATTCCATGATAATTTTTAAATTGATAATCGTTATAAAAATTCTCAAATGTATTATATTGTCTGGCAAGTTTTATTAAAGGAATTAAACGCTTTGTTCTGGATAAATTTTGAATAGATTCTTCCAAAACATCATGAACCGACCAAAGAATTTTATCACCTTTATCACCACCATCCCATTCCACTTTCTCAAAACCAAGTTGTATTGCTAATTCAATTAATCTAACTTTCTGTTTATCATTTGGTTGATAAAATTCATTATGAACATTAAGGTCAGTACCATAATAAAATATTCTTTGCCATCCTCTTTTCCACAATATAACAACATTATCATCTTTCGGGTCACCACCAACATGTTTTAAAGCATCCAAACCATGTTCGCGTTTTACAGGAATAAAAGTTCCATCAGGTTTTTGCCAAGAATATGCAAGTTTTTTAAGTTGCTCTTTACTTTCTATTTCTTTCAATATATTGACTAATTTAATCACATTTAATAAATATATGAATAAACTTGAAAATTGGTGCATCCGCTCGGACTCGAACCGAGACCGCTAGCTTAAAAGGCTAGCAGTCTATCCAGTTGACTTACGGATGCAAACAAGATACCATCTTTTTAGTCTGCTTGATTAGCGGATTGTATTAGAATTGCTGTTGGTATCTTAAATTGGTCAGGTGGAAGAGGTTCGAACTCTTTCCGACAGATTCACAGTCTGTGATGCTATTCGAATACACCACGCACCTGATAAAGTAACACGGTCAAGTTTACTAGCGAACCGTTGCCCACTTTTTGCTTACTTTCTTTCGATTTCATGGGACTCATGGGCCGTCTGACGTTATCGCTTCATTCCGTTTTTACGGAAACATATTACTTTATAAATTTGGCAGGCAGGGTTGGATTCGAACCAACGTAACTTAGAGTTTTGTTGTTAGAGTATGTAACTAAAAATAAACCAACAACGCCATTAACTCATGACATGAAACCGCTCTGTTACCTGCCCATAAAAATTGGCTCCAGAGGTAGGCATCGAACCTACAACCTTGCGGTTAACAGCCGCACGCATCTACCGATTGAGCTACTCTGGAATTAAATCATGATACAATAACCTCTGAAAATTCACATTCATCTTTCAAAGTCTTTTTAGCAATCCCTTTCGGGAATTCCTTTCGGAATGTGGTCATCTAAAAAGAGTCAATCACCAAGAATGTTTATTAGGCAATTGATATCATATTATTGTATCTTAAATTAACTTGGCTTTTTTAAGCCTTTTTGTTTGCTGTTTGCTTAAATCATTCAATGTTTTCAGTAAATGTTCTTTTAGAACATCAGAGCATTTACAACCATTGACCTCTACAGCAATTTTTTTCTCAATTAACTTCTGTGCTAATGATAGTTTTTCTCCCGGTTCTGGAATATCAGTGAAGTAAAATTCAATTCCAGCTTTAACTAATTTTCGACCAGATTCACCAAGGATACCGGTCAGAAATATAGCTTCCGGGTCTATGACTTTACACCGCACAGCTTTAGGAACATATGCCATTGAGGCAAGTAATTCCGGGACCACCATGAATTGTAATTTTACTTTTTTCATATACTGTTGTTATTTTTTGTTTAATTGAGCTTCCAATTCAGCTAATCTTTGAGAGATTCTGAGTCTTTGCTCTGATGTTAATTCTTTTACCGTCAATCGTTTCTTACAACGATTCAAACGATTTTTCAATTTACCAAGTTTGTGTGACTCATTCATTTTGTTTTCCTTTTGTTAATTCTTCTTTAAAAAGTTGTTCTTCCCAAGCTGATAATTCACCATTAGATTGTAATTTTTTCCAATTAATTTCTTTTTCTCCCTTAGCAAGAGTTTCAAGAATATGTTTCTTTATTCTCAAAGACTTTTCATAAATTCTAATTTCATCTTTGGAGAGGTAATCTTGTACTTTAGTCTTACATAAGTCAAATTCAGTAATATCATCATGACACTTTTCACAACTATGACCATTACAGGAACTACCACCACAATTAGGGTCCAGACAAATAATAATTGCTGTATCACAAAGATCACACCACTCAACAAAATATTTGTCTTTCCACTTTTTACCACCAAAAACTTCTTTTAACAATCTGTCTTCATTCATAATTTTTCTTAAATGGTGCTCAGAGCCGGAGTTGAACCGACACAATCCGCTCATCAAGCGAAGGGACTACCATTATCGTACCTGAGCATAATGAGATTTATGTGATAGTTCTGTGATTTTACTTTCGTAAAGGCTCCCGCTAAGACTCCTTACCCTTGTTTCTCATGTGTTCAACCAAATTTTATTTGGCCGGCCTAGTCTGTCTATATCACGAGCACGGTTTTACTCTTTTCAATCTCATAAAAATTAAATCCCGTAGCCAAGCGAACACCCGAAAGGGTGACCAGTGAGACTGTAGATTATTAAGAAAAAGATTGGAATCAATTTCTTTACCTACCGTCATGGGCATTGCACCCACCTACGGGAAATCTTTCCTTTATTATAACACAATCCTTTGGATTGTCAATTTTAAATTGGTACGAGTGACAGGAATCGAACCTGTATATTTGGTTCCACAAACCAACGTTCTACCATTAAACTATACTCGCATTATGAAATTATTTATTTAAATGATTTTTAATATACCACGTTTCTAAATCATTAAGTAATTCTTGAATCGTGGAATAATATCCCCCTTTAGATGGGGGAAGTTTTAATCTAAATGCTCCAGTATGGCGATTTACAACCCACTTTCCAGCATATTTTGGATTCCAATCTGCAGCCATTTGAACAGCATTGGCAAACCATTCATTTCCTAAAAATATCTTACCTGCGCCCTTTACTATATCAGGTTCTCCAAATTTTACCCAAAAATGTTCGGTTTTAGCATTTTTATCTTGACCTGATAAAACTTCATTAACAATTTTTTTATTTGATATTTTTTTATCAATTACTGAGACTAATTTTGGAAAAGAATCGTAACCATCATCAGTAGTAAAATGACCAGCATCATCAACTGTAATAATTGTTGACCCAAAGAGTTTTTCAAATTTTTCTTTAGTTTTTTGATATGGAACATCAGTGTCGTCATTACTTAGAAAAACAATAGAAAATCCTATATTATTTTTAACTTTCTCTATGTCTATTGGTGTCTCAATCCATTGTTTAGCAATCTTTTTTTCTTCATCACCCAAATTCTTAAGGTCAAAAAAACCAGCAACAAAAACAACACCACCAACTTTTGTATCAATAGTTTCTAAATATCTCATTATAGTTTGGCATCCTATACTATGTCCTATGAAATAAGTATTTTTATTGGGTTCGCCTACAATATTTGATAGAAAAGGTATCCAATCTTTTATGGTTGGATTATCAGAGTGAGGCATAGTTGGACAAATAACATTATATCCTAACTTTTTAAGTGATGATTTAGTATAGGGTATCCAATTATCTTCAGGAGACCCCGACCATCCGTGGACTATAATTATTGTTTTATCATTTTTATCTTCTTTGGATAAAACCTCTTTAACAATTTCCTTGATTAGCCATTTCAATTGAGATTTCTTCATATAAATAAATATGAAATAGATTTTAATAAAATTGGTAGCCCTACTCAGAGTCGAACTGAGTTCCCCGACTTGAGAAGCCAGAATCCTTTCCTATTAGACGATAGGGCCAAATTGGTCAGGCTGGCGAGATTTGAACTCACGACCTCTTGCACCCCAAGCAAGCGCTCTACCAAGCTGAGCCACAGCCTGAAAAATTGGCAGCGCCGAAGGGAGTCGAACCCTCATCGTACTCGCTGAAAACGAGTTGTTCTAAGCCAATTAAACTACAGCGCCATTAAAATGTAATATAAAAGTTAAAATAATTTATTCTACTACCCTCAAATCAATTGGAGGAAGAAGTAAATTTACGGAATTTGTTACAATAAATCCACATTGCGATTCAAAATAGAATAAAGATTCTGAACCATCATCATATACCATATCATAAGCATAATAAAATTGTTGACCTAATTGTAATCCATATACTGGAATATTAATAGCATTTCCTATGGCTTCAATCTGGCAGTTGTATGCATCAAATGCCACCCCCGGATAATTGGTGGAAGGACCAACCGGCCATAAAAATTGATTTGTATAAGTCTTTAATTGAGAACCATAATACAGATGAACATAAGAAATGTGCGGGATGCCGAATCCATTAGGCTGACTAAGGTAGATATTTACCATAGCTGCACCAACTTGACTAGATTCATTAATAGAAGTAGTTGGAATACCTGTTGACATGGATAACGTTAAAAAAAATATACAACAGAACATTAAAATCTTTTTCATAAATTATCTACCAATAATTATGAACCATCATTCAATTTTGTCAACAATATTATGATGTTAGTATCTAAATTAAAATAATTTATTCTACTACCCTCAAATCAATTGGAGGAAGAAGTAAATCTGCGGAATTTGTTACAGTAAATCCGCATTGTGATTCAAAAATAGGTAAAGATTCTGAACCATCAGAATACACAAAATTATATTTGCAATAAAATTGTTGGCCTAATTGTAATCCATATACTGGAACCTTAATGGCATTTCCTATAGACATAATCCGACAGTTTTCCGCATCAAATGCCACTGCAAGATTAGTGGATGAGCCAACCGGCCATAAAAATTGATTTGTATATGTTTGAAATTGCGGTCCATAATACACATGGACATAGGAGATATATGGGACACCAACTCCATTAGGTAAGTTGAAATAAATACTCACCATAGCCGAATAAGACATGAATAACATCAAAAAAAACACATAACAGGAAATTAAAATCTTTTTCATAAACTATCCATCAATAATTATAAACAATCATTCAGTTTTTGTCAACAATATTATAATGTTAGTGTCTAAATTAATTTTAGAGGGTCTTACCACGGCGGATGCCGTTCAGACTGTTCAGACGTTGTTGCGTCCCGCTTAATGATTACAAATCATTTCAGTCCCTCTAAATTGGTGGATAATATGGGAATCAAACCCATACAGGCTAACCTGTTTGTTATCAGCATTCACTGAACTTGTCATTTAATATTAAAAGAAAATGACGGGCCAACCTTCACTGTATCAATCTTACCCAAAATTGTCATTTATAAAGTCTTCTATTTCTTTATCAGAAATATTAAGGCGTTTTGCTTTTCCTTTTTGATAAGAAACTAATGCTTCCTTACAAAACCGTGTCATTTGTGGTACCCACCACTTAGCTATTGATTTTGCTTCTTTCCAAGCACTCTTTTCATAAATCCATCCAATCGGAGTAAGTTGAGTATTAAAAGGCGGGTCAAAATATGCTTTACTATTATCATCACCATTTAATCTATGACTAGATTCATGTAGAAAAATAGAATACTCTCTATAATTTAAAATATTAGGGCAAATAATATTGTGATAATTAACAATTGGGACCACAACACAATTACCATTATAATTTGATGATAAATTCCAATCAGTTATCCATTTCACCGTCCCAAGAGATGGCTTTAATTCTAATCCATGTTTCTTAATCAATTCTAAAGCATGTCTCTGATATTTATTGAATTTAATAAATTGTTTTAATTGAATGACAGTTTGGGCACAGCCATTCCAAATTTTCTGGAATATTATTCCATCTACAATCATCTTTATGATTGATTTCAAGTTTAAGTTTCTTTCCATACCATTCACCACCATTTTTACAGTCAACACATTGTATAGGAATATTTTTTTCTTCACAATATTCTTTATATGCTCTTCTGAATTTATTTGACCTTTCTCTATCGTTAGTTTTTCTAAAAATTAGAATTTCAGACCAGTGTTTTCTTTTGGCCTTACCAGTTCCTCTTGGACCTGCATGCGCTGCTTTTCCTAGAAAATGACTTGTATTAAAATTTAACTTTTTTACTCTTGATTGGTAATGTTGATATGCTGCCCCACCTATAGGAGCACCACATGCTCTAATTACGTCACTCCAAGAAATAGAATTTTTAACTATTTCTGACAATTCTTCGTTTGTAGTAATTTCTCTCATATTAAATAAATATGATGAAATTAGTAAAGCGCTTAATTTTATTTTAGCGCTCTACTATTAAAATGGTCCCCGTACCCGGATTCGAACCGAGCTCATTCGGTCTTCAGCCGAAGGCAATCACCAGATTTGCTAAACGGGGAAAGCTAGATGCCAGACGCCTTTCGGCGTTTTGATGGGTTTGAACCATCTTGTCATTGCTTTATAGTGCATTGATTTTACCTTTTGGGTGTTGCTGTGGGCATCTAAAAATTTTCTAGTCCCAACTGATACACATACCAAGTGTATAGTTGCTTCACAAGTGTTGTGGTTATTTCAGCCATACGGCTCAAGTAAGAGCTACTTACTCTCAACACCGCAATAGGATTTTACCTATAATGAGGGATAGATTGGTAGCCAGCCCTCAAACGAGTCTGTCTCGGTGCGCCACCTTTCCGAAACCGGGGCTCGCTGACTTTGCTTTACCCTTCCTGTGTCACAAGACCGCCCAAGGCGTCTGATAGCGTGCGTTGTAACATCTACGATACATTCCGCCACAGAAGGAACTAGAAATTGGCGCCAGAGATCGGATTTGAACCAATATTTCCTAATGGTTTGCTGTAAATATCTGAAAGAAACTAGATATATTACTCTGGCATAAATTGGTCAGAGTGGTGAGATTCGAACTCACAGGGTCATAAAGACGCCTCGTTCCAAGCGAGGGTGGCTTCCAAGTTACCTTCCTACACTCTGACAAAAATTGGAGGGAAGTGTTGGACTCGAACCAACGAATAAGAATTTTGCAGATTCCTGCCTTTCCTCTTGGCTAACTCCCCGTTAAAATTGGCGGTCATAAGGAGAATCGAACTCCTGCCCGTTGTTTGACAAACAACCACTGCTACCACTACAACATACGACCACGAATACTGTAGAAAGCCGCCCATTCATTTTACTGATGGTCTGAGCAGAGGTTATCTCCTAGACATACCTACAATAGAGGTATTTACTTTCCTACTAGCGCTTAAATTACGAGATACTTATTTTTCATTTAGCATATGAATTTTTTTAGTTGCTGTTCGTATCTCAAATTATTTTATTGTCTTATTGTTTTTTCTCTCCAATACCAATCAAGTCCAACAAGACTTGTGTGAAATCCATGCTGTAACATTTCTTGTCTTGCATCTTGCTTTGACCAACCATCCACAAGATAACGATATTCAGCAACAACCAAACCAGTCCTATCTTGTCCCCCTTGACGGTCTAATGTTTTATCTATTCCTGATTTTGTTCTTAAATCACTACCACAATGAATAAATGTTTTATCCGTAATTGATGCTAAAATAGAATTTATTTTTTGACTTGATGGACCCATCATTTGTTCCTCAAATGAAATTGGAAAATAATTAACCTTCATTCCCAATGATATAGCATATTCATCAGAACCTTCTTTTTCGGTATTAAGTTTTACAACGTTAGTCACACCAAGAACATTATGTAAATATCGCCATCCTACTTCGGTTGGTTGACTTCCTCGGTAAATATTATTGGTCACTCTGTCAAAATTGGGTATTGCTCCAGTATCCATAATCTCAATCATATCACTATCACTCAAAATATTATTTGAATAACATATCACTACATTAGTTGAAGGTACTACATTTGAGGGTATTACTACATTGTTTGAAACCACAATATATGTTGAATTTGATGATGGATTTATTATTACTTTATGGCTTCTACTACTACCAATAATAAATGATGTAGAAATTCCTATCAAGAATAGTAAAACTATACCTGATATCATCGTTGTATTTTTAATTTTTCTTTTCATATAATATAAATATAAAAAGTTGGTAAATACATTGTATCAATCTTACCCAAAATTGGCTGGAGCAGAAGGAATTGAACCCTCATCATTCGGGTAACAACCGAAGGACCTACCATTGATCGACACTCCAATTAAAATTTTGGTGGTAGGGGTGAGATTTGAACTCACAATGTTTACCAACAAGGGTATAAGTTTTACAGACTTACGCCATCAACCGTTCGGACCACCCTACCATATATCATACTTGGGACTCTTACCCCTTTCTTTAATCATATCAACGCATAACATTTATTGATAGAGTTTTCTTTGTTAACAAAATTGGTGGGTTCGCTGAGACTTGAACTCAGTTCCAGCACTTTAAGAGAGTGAGCTTCACCATCAAAGTTTCGAACCCAAAAATTGGTCGTCACGGAGAATCTCGAAATCCCACTCTATCGCTTATCGAGCGATTGCTTTGCCTTTAAGCTACGTGACGGTAAAAAATTGTTACCTATCGGATTAATTACTTCCAATAGGATTAGTGGTTTGTGATTAAACCATCACTGATTTATATCATAGGACTTCTCCTAGAAGAATGGTGCTCCGGGTGGGATTCGAACCCACTGTCATCAGATTAAAAGTCTGATGCTTATCCAGACTTAAGCTTCCGAAGCATTAACTATTAAAATTGGCAGGCGCCGTAGGAATCGAACCCACACCAATTCTTTTGGAGAGAATCAGGCTACCATTACACCAGACGCCTAAAAATTAAAACCATTCCATTCGCCATATTATCTCTGCATCTATCTCAGAGACCGGGTTCTGATTTTACTCATAACACCCCATGACCGATAAGTGATTTTTTCTAGCTTTTCAACTATTTGACACCGATTTACGGAGGCTCACTGTTTGAGTTCTAAGCCTATTCAAAAATTTTATATCCAACTATCACCAATTTCCGTTTTCTATACCTTTTTTCCATCTTTAAGATTTAATGTTATTCCACTATCACTTTCCATTATGGTTTCATCTTCCCATGCCCATCCCTGCAATCCAAAGTTATCTGTTTTAAAAATTCTTTTTTTACCATTTATTTTAACTATTATACCTACCAATTCAATCAAATCGTTTTTCATAACACCATTTTATACCGACACCTTTTGTGTCTTTTTCACATATTTTTCCATTTTCTCCAATTCTTTTAACAAGTCTTGCATTTCTTTGGAATTCAAATGTTCTTCCAACTCTTTTGTAAGAGCTCGTTTTTGTAATTTCTCTTTTTTCTTTTCTTCCAATGTTTTCATAAACTAAAACCGACAACTTCTTTCAATCTTTTTTAATATCTCTGTTTCATCAATATTTTCTTTTAATAACCCCATTTCATTCAAGATTTTTAATAAATCCATTAGTAACTTTTTCTTTTTGACATATTTAGGCATTTTATTTTGTAAATTATAAAGGTGTGTAACCCATTCTAAATTTTCTACTCTATTATCAGACCTATTATAATTTTTATGATGAACTATTTTTTTGTTATCATCCGATTTCTCGATAAACGTTTCTGCTACTAACCTATTAATCCTACATCTTGTTCTAACTCCATTTTTCCACAATGATATTCCTGAATATCCATTTTTATGTTTACAAACTTTCAATAATTTGCAAACCAAATATTTTCCAGATGGCGATTTTACACGCTTGACATTACCCAACGATGAAATTTGAAATGTTCCATCATATCCCTTTATGTCTTTCCATACTTCATTGCTCATATTTTAACAATAAAAAACCGCCGTTTTATTTAGCGGCGGTTTTCAAAGTATCTTTTTTGTTAGCTTGAGCTTATCCGCCGCTCCTTTCATTAATGCTATCAAATTGATGATTATATGATTCATACCACACGGGCTTTACAGAAAGGACACATTGTCCTTTAATTGCCAATGGGCAAATCTCTTTTTTCGATGTTGATACTGTTCTCATCATGTTATAAGTATATCAGACTTTTAAAAACTGTCAAGCGTTCATCGATTTTTCTTTATTTTGTTGATTTTACAAGGGTTTTATCCGCCAGCAATAGCTGGAATTATGCTAATTTCATCCCCATTATTAATCTTCGTGTTTATTGAATTTAGAAACCGTATATCCTCACCATTCACATACACATTGATAAACCTGTTAAATTCTCCTTTTTCATTGATTAAACGCTCTTTTGCCTGTGGATATAAGGATGAAAGCTGTTCAATCAAATCAGATATGCTTGTCAATTCCAATGTTAAAACTTTTTGTCCACCAACAACTTTCTTCAATTGTTCAGGTATTAATATGTTATTCATCTGACCTAAAAGCTTCTTCCATTAAATTTTCTTCATGCACCCTAAATAATTCCTTCTCATACTTATCTTCTATATTTTCAGGCAATTTTTTCTTTTTATCAAAATTATCATATATTCTTTCGGGCATTTTAGCAACAGCATTTTTTCTTTTCTTATGAATTACTTGTTTACAAAGCAATTCATAAAAATATATATCATCTTTATTTAACATAGATATTTTATCCTTCCATATCTCCTTCATCATCATATTCTATAATCATAGGTTCTTCATTCAACCTTCTAACTATATCCTCAGCAATTTGTTTAAATAAAAGCTCTTCCTCATATTTATCTTCTATAGAAGAAGGTTCTGGTGGCAATTCAGATACCGATTGAAGGTCTAATAATTCTTCGATTTTTAAATCGTCATTTTCTATAGCATTGTCAGTTTCGAAAATAGGATATCCATCAGGATATTGTTTTACTATCATCTCACACAATTTTTCATCATCTTGTTTGATTATATCATTCATATGAATTTTTTAACAAATTTATCACAGAACTATCATCGATAATTAATAAAATACATTTTCCACAAAGCTCTCTAGGATTTTTACTGTCATTTAAAAAATCCCTAGCTAAAACAAACCCCATACATTCTTTAATGATTTTACCGCACTTAAAACAATGATGTTCATTCATGTTTTTATAAATACAACTATAATTATACACCATTAAGAAGATATGTCAACATTTTTTAAAAATGATGTATCAAACACTTCTGGAATTCCAAAGTAAAATCTATGATATATATTTTTTAAATTTTTATACCATTCCGATTTTGAAATAAATATGATATATGAAAAAACCTTACCATATGGAAGCCCGTTTGTATTCTTATCCCAATACTTCTTAAAGTCATCACACAAATTATCCTCAATTCCAACTACTGGCACACATCTGTTGGCTCCCGGACCACTATTTCTATTTACATCATAATCACAAAATCCAAAATAATCCGTTGAATTGGAACTGGGATTACCCGGAAAATAAAAAGAAGGGCATGGATTACTATTCAATATGTAAACGAAAGAAGACTTTTTCAAAAATTCATGTCTAAAATAAAATCTTTTTTCATTTCTATGTTGAATTGGTTTATAATTTTCTAAATCTTCAAATAAATGATAATCGAATCCGTTTAATTTTTTTATTTCATGTATATATTCAATCAATTTTTTTATTTTGTTTGCGCTACCCCTTTTTACACTTCTAATATGTTGATTTCCATCAAATGTGAGCAAATCTTTCAATGTTTCGCAAGTAATAACTGTATCTGGATGAAATATTTTGATCAGTCTATTTTTAAATTGTATTTTTGATTCATCTGAAATAGACAAAAATAGACTTTCACATGGTACCGACCCCAAATATGTTTTCTTGAATATATTTTGAAAAGTTATATACTGTGTATTATTACCATAAAACTCATCAACCAATTTGATTTCTCCATTATATTTAAATGAATTATTATTAGAACGGTTATTGTCAATTTCCATTGATACGAAAACAAGTTTTTGATTCACATCTGGAAATTTATTTATATCCCAAACCTGTAATAACTTGACATATTTTTTCAAAAATAATATAAAAGATTCACACCTTGTAGAATTATTCTGAAATATGGATTTTGGCAAAATATAATGAATAAATCCTTTAACCCTATGTGTAAGAATTAAATGAATCGTGTTTATTAGAAAAAACACAGATTCTTCTTTTATACCTTTGATAGAATATATTTCCATCAATTGTTGAATGCGTGAGCGATGTGTTTTTAGAGAGGCGGCAGGACTTCTAAACGGGGGATTTCCAATAAACGTAACATCTCTTGGTGTGGAAAAATCATACTCATAATCATAATCATAAAAATTTTTTACTAAAATTGTTTCTTTACCTGTATATTGTTTTGCTAATTCTGCGTCTAATTCTATCCCTATAATTTGATGATTATCAGACGTTGCACATCTTATAGCATTTAAAAATGCACCATTTCCACAACTAGGTTCTATTATTAAGTTGGTATTTATTTGAATTTTGTCCAAACAAAAATTTACTAAATTGGGTGGTGTTAAGAATTGTCCTAATCTTTTCTTTTTAGAAGATATGTCTTTATCAACTACATTCATTGTAAATAATCTCCCAAATTTCTAAGAGAGATATTATTATTATGAATTAATTCGAACATAATAAATTTTTCTGGCTTAGCGTGAATATTTCTTAACAAAAGGTGTCCTTCCTTCGGATTCCTATGTTGCGGCACAAGATTTATCCTATCACTAACTTCACCAATGGTATGTGCAATATTCTCAGATGGAATAACATACACTCTGACTTTGTCCAAGAAAAATACAAACCCTATAAAAATATCAAATTCCGATGGGTTCGTTTGCTGAAATGACGTATTACTTAAAGATTGACATTTACCATTTTTATCAAGTCCATGACTAAAATCATCATCTATTGACCTCAATGCACGACTATTGAATGTGTTCTTTGTAGGAGAGCTTATTACACAATTCGTTGGTCTTACCTTTTTTGATGATGCTCGAATAACTTTAATTTCAAGTTTGTTATCATCACACTTCTTGTCATAATGTGGATTTTCGCCACACACAATACCTTCAAAAACTTTTTCTACATATTCATTGGCAACCCAATGTCCAAATTCTACACCATTTGGATTCTCAAAATATTTTTCTCCATTAATTTCATCTGGTATAATTTCGTCTGATATAGTTATTAAATCGCTTATTTCAGCAACTGTATTTTTAAGTTCATCGTCAAACATTGTAACTATTGTTTCATTCATATTCTTGTTTTGTGTTTATAATTCAATTATTATGGAGGCATGTCAGGGAATCGAACCCTGTTCTTTCGTTTTGCAGACGAACGTATGAGCCATTCTACCACCACGCCATTAAGATTCAGACTGGATTAGAGCCAGCGTTTGTCATTTGACTGTTCTACCACTAAACTACTGAATCTCTAAATATAATATATCATAAAAACAAGAAATGGCAACAAATAATTTACTGTATATATTCTTTACTACAAACTAAAACATCACCGACAATAGTATCATTACCATACAATTGCGTTGCTCTTAAATTCACAGGCAATCTTTTTAATTTACCTTCTTCATTAAGTATCATTAATCTACCATCTCTAAGATAAACAATTTCAATTGGCCCACCATTTGTGAATTCATATAATTCTTCCAAAGAAAAATCTTTTCCGTTTTTGGGTTTTACTGAAATTACTTTACCATCAGAATGTATCCATATTGGACCGATGATTTGGCCAGCAAAAGAAATTTCATTTATTAATGATTTAAGACGGATATTTGCCATAATAGAATAAATATATTCATCTTAATCATAAGATGGAGCCTGTTGTCAGAATCGAACTGACGCCTTTGCTTTACGAAAGCATCGTGCTGCCATTATCACCAAACAGGCAAATCGTGGTGCGTATCAAGGTCATTCCCCATCTCCACACCCAAATGGGATTGAAACGAATCCCAAACCAAAATTGGAGCCTCAGGATGGAGTCGAACCATCTCTTCGTCTTTACCAAAGACGTATGCTGCCGTTATCATTACAGAGGCATTATGGAAGGATTTATTTTCCTTAACCTTCCATTTAACGGGCTATGGAAATAAGTCCCGTAAATTGGTACACCCGGCAGGAATCGAACCTGCTGTTCTCTACGTTCGAAGCGTAGAATGATTCCATTATCACCACGGGTGCATTTCAAAAATCATCGCTAAATTGTTGTTCTTCTTGTCGTTTTTCTTCTGCTAAACGTTCTTGCTCTTCTGCCCATTGACGATAATAACCATCTTTACCGTAATCCATATCACCGTAACACATGGAACAAACTTTTTGTCCATCAGGAATTGGACTTCCACAATTTGTGCAATATTTCATAAAATCTGGTACTCCACCGGGGAGTCGAACCCCGACTTTCGCTTCCGTAGAGCGACGTGATATCCATTTCACTAGCAGAGCATTTGGTGGCAATAAGCGGGGTCGAACCACTATCAAGACCTTATGAGAGTCCTGTCTTACCGTTAGACGATACTGCCATTAATACTAAATAACTATATCAGAAAAAATAAAAATGTCAAGCGTAACTACAAATTATTGCCCACTAAGAAGATAAAGGCTTCCGGTTGAACCTTTTGACCCCGAATAAGATGCCACAAAATATCTTCTCCTACTTGAACCTGTTATTCTCATTAAACTTGAACTTACCGATGATGTTGAAACAAACGAAAATTCTCCAACAAAATTTAAACCATCAATTGAAGAAGACACATAAATACTACCCGTACCACCTACTGATGCTGTTACAAACGCTTGAAATGTATGATTATTATAATCAGATACATCTACTGACGATGTTGTAGTCGTTGTAGTTCCATAATAAAGAAAAGAACCAACCGAACTTGTTACGGGATAAGAAAATGATATAAAAAATGGATTGATAAGCGTAGTTATAAATCCAAATCCTTGCTGTTGTATAACCGCACCATTAAGAGTACCATATGGAATTGGCGGATAATCAGCAATGTCAGTACTTCCTACGTTTTGTATTGGATTAGGTATATTAATTGGCATATGTTTCGCATAATAAATATATGCCAATCACAAAAGAATATCAGATTTTATTTAGATAATTGTCGACTCTTTAATTGTCTCTCATAAGCACAATCTTCACAAAGAAATTTAGTTTCTCCGGGAACACAAAAAAACATTCTGTTTTCCTTACAATCTTCACAAGTCAATTGAGACAATTCATATTCAAACTGATTTACCTTAGCAAAAGGTCTTAACATTTCAACCAATTGTGGAGAATATTCTACTAATACTGTTGCATAATTAGTTCCAATATATGCAGTTTTACCAAACTCCTTTGCCATTCTATCTTGAAAGGTTCGAAATTTATCAAATTCTCTTTGTGTGAATGTAACTTTCATAATATGGTAATATTACCATAGAAATATAAAAAGTCAAGCCTTAAAATTTGGATGAATAGATTGAATGAGTTTTATTTTCTCTTTACGACCCATTCTTTTTATTTGAGATTCTTTTTGAGCAGCTTTTGCCCGTGTATCAAATTCTTCAACATATACCAGCTTCACAGGTCTGCGAGTTCTAGTGTATCTTGTTTTACTACTACCATCATTATGTTCTTGTATTCTTCTCTCTAAATCTAACGTCCAACCTGTATAAAATGTACTATCATTACATTGAACAATATATGTGTATGATTTTTCCATGTTTAATATAATTCTGTATAATCTAACTTCATAGTTTTAGGATTTATTTTAACTATTGTTATTGAATTATCTTCTGGAAATTGAGACTTCAATCTTCCAAACCATTCATATGCCTCATTTTCCGTTAAAATTTCTGCATTTTTCAGTATAGGTGTCAACTTTGGAATATTTTTGGAACGTTTATCTTCTAAATATACTTTTACATTACCAAGAGGCTTTCCGTTTTCTATGCTAAGTAATCTACTTTTTCTTTCTACTACATATTTCATATTAATGATATTTATTTTTATCTCTAAACTTACCACGTTCAGATTTAAACAAAACTGTCGGTGGTTGTTTCAATCTCCATTTTAAAAATCTTTGAAATTGTTCTGTTTGAAGAATGGATTCTATTGTGTTATATACATCACGGAGTTCATTATGAGTCCAAGTTTTATGAATAAATGATTCACATGTCTCGCAGGTAAGAACAATAGTATCACCACCTTTACTTTTTGGAATTACATGATGACCACGGGTTAAAGATGGTAATCCACAAAATTCACATTTGTTCATTTCTGCTGCCATAATTGGCAAATAATACAATAACTAATTAGAAAAGTCAAGAATGAATTCCGGCAAGAGTTTTAAATCTTTCGGTAACTTGTTGATTTTCTTGTTGTAAGGACAGAATATATTGCTGATATTGTTCTTGAGTAAAAATTCCTTTGGAATAGATGTCAACCAATTCAGGATGTTTTTCCAAATCAGGAGCAAGATTATTATTCATTTTTGCAGAATTAAATTTAATTCTAATCTCTTCATTATTATAACCATATTCTTTCATCATTTTTATATAATGACGAGGACAAAATCCGTGAGAAAATGTAACTTTCCCTTCTATACCATGTTGTCTCATAACATGTCTCATAGCAGCACCAACTTCATGAAATTCTACTTCACAATAACTACAAATTTTTACCAATACTTTTTTCTTATCTTCCATATCTACTATAAATATCAACCAAATTTGCGTATAAAGTATTTATCCTTTTGTTCTTGTGATATGCCTGTAAAAGAGTTTATGAAATCAACAAATCTCAATCCGTGTTCTTCCATACATCTTTTCTTTATTTTAAGCAATGATAATTTAAATATTCTATCATTTTTAATACTATCTATAGTAGATTGTAAAGGATAATACCAACCCCAATTATTAGACCACCAATCACACATTTCTTCAACAATCATGCGAATAGTAAGTTCATAATTTATTTGACCATTTAGCAACGGTTCAATTTTTTTAAGTTGTTCGGATGTAAGATTTTTTTTACCGTAAGATTGGTAATCTCTGAATATTTTTTCAACTTCTTCGGTTGACTGAAAATCAGGATACCATCGTCTATCAATAAAGCCTATATAATGCTTTATTATTCTACGATGTCTGATTTGCTGGCGTTTAGCATTGTCATATTCACTTACTCCAAATTGGTGCTACTCACAGGATTCGAACCTGTAAAAAATCAAAGTTCTGAGCTTTGAATGTCTGCCAATTGCATCAGAATAGCAAAACACCGGTTATTTGACACCGGCAAACTAGGGCTGAGTAGCTTAAAGAAAATTTCTTATCGCATCCGACGCCTCCACCAGTTAGTTTTAATAAACTAACAAAATTGGTGGAGCCTACGGGATTCGAACCCGTCACCTGCTGAGTGCAAATCAGCCGCTCTCCCAAAATGAGCTAAGACCCCATAAAAATTGGTGCTGGTAAAAGGAATCGAACCTTCACGGATTACTCCAACTGGTCCTAAGCCAATCGCGTCTGCCTAGTTCCGCCATACCAGCATAACATTTAATAAATATAAGTTAGTTCACAAAAAATGTCAAGGATTATCACGAAACGTTCCCCGAAGGTCTATCTTGACAATTTTGTGATTTACTTTGAGTGAGAATACCTCATTGTGTACCGGCCTTCTAAGATTATCGCTACCTTGCGGATAGCCTTCCTTTTCATCCAAATCCACCGTTGCGGGCAACGTATGGTTTATCCGGTAAGCCTGCCTGTTTTAGTTGGTGGCGTTTCCAACCTGACGATGACGTATTCCGTATTTCATCTAACGTCTGCCTTGCGAGCAGTAAGAGGGGCTAACCTCTCCGTTATCTTCAACGCGAACAACTTTCGCCTTGCGAGCTACGGTTGCCTGAATTACCTTACGGCTCCAGAATTA